TTCTTTCCATCCGCTCGTTCGCTTGATGGGTTCTCCATACTTCAATCTCCAATTCAATTCGTTTGATTTCAAAGCGCTGGAGTTCTTCAGCCTCCACTGCATCCCTTAATACTTCCAGATGTTTGACGTACTCCGGTCGTGAGTAAGACTCACGCTCCTGCGCAGACACGCTAGTGAATCCCTTACGCTCTGCATCTTTCAGAAGCAGACTTAACAAACTCTTTTTGTATTCTTCTAAGTACACGCGATGAGACTTAGCCTGACTGTAGGGAGCTCCCTTCATCCGGTATTCATACAGTAATTTTTCAATGTCATGCATGTGTAGCTCCTTGTAAAACTGTTAACAAATCTTCAATAGAACCAAGGTGCTGTTGCAGCACACTGTGGCGTGGTCCGTAGCCAAAGTCCTCTACTGTTTTGATCCGGCGAAACTTATCTTTAGAGATAGCGCCAGTTAACCTGACGCTTGCAGGTCCAGTCACTGCTGCACCAACAAGAATGTCAGCCCTGACATCATCAATGTCATCAACGTACAGTCTGTTATTGCTGCCGTAATCTTTTGATAGCGTCTTGACTTGAATCCTTTTGTCTGAATGCCTGATGTCTGAGCCATCATCACCATAAAAAAGCAAGTCAACATGAAATGGAATACCCAATACTTTGCATAAGCCTGACTCACCCATCAACCCAATCAGATGAAGTGCATAGTCATCAATGTCCGTGGTGTACTTTTTGTTTCGCAATTGATTTAGTTTCTTGGTCTCATAGATCAATGATGCGTAATGCAAGATCGTGTGCATCTCTGGTGCTGTGAAAATAACTTTCATTTCAACCCCAGCAATCCCTGCTTCCACATCTCTATGTGTGTGCGGCAGATAGCAGTCAAGATGTAGTCACGCTTTTCTTCTTTGTTCATGCGTGTACCAGTGTCATACTTGATATGACAGGAGTAGCACAGCCACGCTGTCATGCAGTCGTGAGCCTTGTGCCCCATGCCTTTGTCATGCTCTTGCAAATTGCTATGCGCTGCCACAACAGTGCCATCATCTGCAAAGCACATGACACAGCGCTGCCCCTTGGCAAGCTTGAGTAACTTGTCGCTTCTAATCGTGGTCATGCGTCCAACTCCCTGCCGTGAATGAGTCCGCCATATCTCTAAAGCGCCCACAATCTGATCTCCATTTCAGATTGGCTACACCTCTATTGCCTAACCAACGTGAACGAATCTTCTGTACATGTACCTCAGTCGATGCGTTTGGGTTGCTCACATCACGGTGTACTGCCACGATGTTGTCTGCCTTGTTGTAGAAGTGGGCTGACCCTGATACCGAGTAGCCATCTGGTACTGGGTAGGTTCCATCTTTGTCTTTGAACAGCTTGGCAGGGTGGGCAACCAACCAGATGTGGACTGACTGCTGACGGGCAAAGGTGCGAAGCTGAGTAAGGAATGAGGAGACATACTCTGTCTCGTTAATTCCTTCTTTGCGTCTTGTGTGATCAAGCTCGTTGTATGGATCAATGATCAACCCCTTCAATCCGTGTCGGCGTACCAGTACCTTGGCTTTATCCAAGACTGAGTCAAGGGTGGGTGTCTCTGGCAGGATGAAGTGAAAGTGTTCGTGCAACCACTGCTTGGCTTCTGAGAATTCTTTGTCGGTTACAGCGCCGGGTTTGATTCGCTTGCTCATGCGCTTCTCAAGTAACTTGGCAGAGTGCCAAGTGATAGGCTGATTCTCTGGAGAGCAGACACCAAAGACCCATCCGGCTTGCTCTGCAATGTTGATTGCCAAAGCGTCCAACCACTCAGACTTACCCATTGATGGGATGCCAGTGACCAGTGTCCATTGACCCGGAGCGGGGGTGTATAACTTGTCTACGCCTTCCCATCCAGTGGGCTCGCCTTGGGGTAGCCCGTTGTCAAGCAAAGACTGAAGTTCATCTTCGATGTCCAGTACTGAGAACACACCCTCGACAGGGTAGATCTGCGCTGAGTTGATGCACTCACGCAATATTTCCACGCCATGTTTGATGAGTACCTCATTGGCATCCTTGCAGTTGGCTACCCAAGTAACCTTTGCACACCTCTCACGCCCAAGTCTGCGGGATAACTCTTCTTCGAGGCGCTTGCCCGGCTCGTCTGCATCTACTGCGATGATGAACTTCTTGACTGCATCAAGGCGCTCGTCATTGAGGAAATCAAACTTGGTGTCGAATGACTTGGCTGTGGGGGAGGGTGCGCCATCGGGTACGGAGATGGCGTTCTTGAATCCTGCTACCTCGAGCGACAGCGCATCCATCTCCCCCTCTGTGATGATCGTGCATTCGTCATCGATATCGTCGTACTTGTACAGGATCTTCTCAGCCCCTGCGACTTGGCGAAAGTTCTTACCGCCATCCCTGTACTTGACGTTGACAACCTCACCGCCACGAATGTAGGGAAATGCTACGCAATTAGCCTCATCCTCGATCTGCGGCATCCACACACGCTCGACAGCAATCCTGTTGCGAGCAATGACATCCACTGTGATCTTTCGATCATCAAAGAACTGCAAGGATTTGTCTGTCAGAGCAGATGGGCGGTGCTCGGGCCTGACGAACAGCTTCTTGTGGGCGATGGTTGGTGCGTTGTACTCACCTTGGATGAGACCGCCAGACCAACCGCAATGCCAACAGTGCCAGACTTGTTTGTCTGTGTTGACGTTGAGGCAGGGGTAGGTCTTTTTCTGGCGTAGATGTGAGCATTTGGGGCACTGAACCTTAACTTCTGTGCCGCTTTTGCCATCAAGAACGATACCAAAATCTGCAAAAGATTTCATACCAAGCACTCCTTGGCATGAGCTTTGCTAATATTTATAAATATATATCTATAGTTTTCTAGAGTAAGATAGTTAACTATAGAAGAATAGTTAGCTATAGTTTTCTTTAATAATTTCTTAAAGAAATTATTATTAGTACACAAATGTATTAGATAACTATTTACAACTATCGAGATTTGTAATCGAACTTCACAAAAATTTACAAGATTAATCCCTATAATTTTTGCGAGATTCGTAACTGGTGTGTAACAATTGATGTATAACATTTTTAAATTGTGCTTTAGAAGAGTTATCAATACTTTAGCACAGCTAATAATGCCAAACAATGCTTTGATGTTTGAATCAACATAGGAGAATCCCTGATGGCATCAAGAAGAGAGTTAACAGCCGAAGAAATGGCTGATACACAGCGACTGCAGCAGCTGTGGAAATCGCGTGCACACACCCTTGGACTGACCCAAGCCAAGGCAAGCCAGATGTTTGGCTTTGCCAATCAAAGCGCTATCAGTCAGTACCTCAATGGGCGTATCCCTTTGAACATGGAAACTACGACTCGCTTTGCTGCGCTGCTCAAAGTTCCACTCGGTGATATCTCCCCAAGTCACGCAAGCAGAACAACATCAACTTCCCCACTGATGAACGCTATGAGAAAAGCGTTTAAGACAGGGGACAACTGTGATCTGATTGCTGTGACCAGCGGCATGCAAGACATCGTTGGCAACTCCGATTACCTTCTTGTTGACAAGAGCCAAAAGAAACCCGCTAAAGGCGTTTTCTTGGTGGGTGTAGGCGCTGATACCAGAACACTGCGTTTATCGCCCTACAAGTCTTCCTATCGAGTTACAGGGCTAGTGCCAGGAAGTGAAGTCTCTCTACCCAAAGAGGCACTGGAAGCTATGAACATTATCGGCAAGGTTGCTGGCGTGATGATGATGCTTCAAGAAGACTTTTAAATCTGCTGTTAGGGTTTGTCATTATTAGCATTGCTATTGTAATTTGATCAAAGTCAATATATGATTGGCACTCCAACGCAAAGGTTGGTGTTACAAATCATAGGAGTTGACGATGGTCAAAGAGGTGATGGGACACGTTGTCCCCCATGTGTATCAAGCAATTGCCGAGGTCATGTCTCGGTTAGCCAAAGACGGTATCGGTAAAGACCGTCGCAATGAACAGCAGGGATACGCCTTTCGGGGTATCGATGATGTCTACAACGCACTAGCACCCATCCTTGCGGATGTCGGTCTGTGCATACTCCCACAAGTCAAGTCTCGTGAAGTCGTTGAGAGAACCTCCGGTAATGGGCGTACTCTTTTCTACGTCAACGTAGACGTAGACTTTTCTTTTGTCTCCACAAAGGATGGCTCTTGCCACGTTGTGTCCATGCCCGGTGAGGCAATGGATTCGGGAGACAAAGCAACCAACAAAGCAATGTCAGCGGCGTACAAGTACGCATGCTTGCAAACGTTTTGTATTCCCACTGAGGGTGACAATGATGCGGATGCAACAACACACAATGTTAGCGCCGCTCCCGCAGTCAAAGTCGTAGCGCCCAAAGTATCAGCAGTAAAAAAACCTCAGTCGCAAGACAAGCTAATCGGTGAAGCTGAAGTTCAAACTATCACCAACCTAGCGCAACATGCAGGTATCACGCTTGAGCAAATCTGCTCCAAGCACAACATCCCATTCATCGAATTGCTACCCCTTGCTAAAGCCGGGGATGTGATCAAACGTCTACAAGAACTGTCAGTAACCACAGGAGAAACAGCATGAGTTATCAACAAGCACCACAACAAATCTCTTTGATTGTGTTTAAAAACAAATACAAATCTAAACCTACACACCCTGACATGACGGGAACCATGACGTTGCCTGATGGCAAACAGATGGAGATCTCTTTGTGGAACAAGGTAAGCGAGACTTCTGGCGAAGAATTCTACGCAGGTAACGCAAAAGAAAAGTGGGTCAAGCCTGAAGGCTATGTGTCCAAGGGACAGCCTCGCACCCAAGCCAATCAGAACCGAGTCAAGATCGATTTCTAAATGAACTTCACCAATCTACACGGGCTACCTCAAGCCTTGGTGGATGCGGTGATGAAAGATTCATACGTGGGCGGGGGAGATATCTCCGTCACACGCTTGATCGATACACCACAACGCCGAGTCTTGGAGCGTAAGCACAAGAACGTCATCGTCGAAGATGTCATTGAGCGCATGTTCTCCATGTGGGGACAGGTTGCTCACGGCATCCTTGAGCGTAGTGACAAGGAAGCTATTGTTGAAGAGCGCCTGTACATGGAAGTCAATGGTTGGAAGTTGTCGGGTCAGCTCGACAGGCTACTTACTGCCAATGAATCCATTGAAGACTGGAAGACTCTCTCAGTCTTTAAGAAAGACTCGGACGCATGGGAGAAGCAGCTCAACATCTACCGCTTGCTTGCGCACAAGAATGGCTACAAGGTAAACCAACTCAAGGTCAACGCCATCTACAGAGATTGGCGCAGGTTTGAAGCCAAGCGGGGAGGGGACTATCCGCCCATTCCCTTTGCTGTGATCGACATTCCTGTCTGGACATTGGAAGAAACAGAGGAGTACGTTGCCACTCGGGTTGCCATGCATCAAGCAGCAGACCGTGGTGATGTTACGCCATGTACGGATGAGGAGCGGTGGGCAACACCAACAACCTACGCTCTCATGAAAGAAGGTGGCAAACGTGCCACTAAAGTAGCGCCAACAAAAGAGGAACTCGGAGACCCAGCCAAAGGATTCTTTATCGAAGAACGCCTTGGTGGATACCGACGATGTGAAGAATTTTGTTCTGTCGCTCCATTTTGTAAACAGTTCAATGGCGAACGCACACTGGAGAAACAAGAATGATCCTAGATGTCAACGAAGCAGCTAATTTTTTAGGGGTCTCAACTGAGACCATTCGTATCCTTGCTCGAGGCAAGAAGATCCCAAGCGCCAAGATAGGTCGCCAATGGAGATTTCAGCAAGACGATTTAATAACTTTTTTGAGGAGCCAATATGAACCAACAAAAAATACAACTGGCTCAGATGCACAAACAGCAGTACCTGCATGAGTGGATAGAAGAGTGGTGGGTTCAAGCGCATGAGGATCGTGAGTACATATCGTCTGCTGATTGGGCAAACGTTGCTGTCACCATGATTGCCATGCTGATCAACGCCTCAAGCGACAAGCTTGAAGACAGAGAGAAGCTAGCGTTTGAGACAAGCAAGATGATCCACGATGCGCTGTCAGCGTACAACCATTTGGAGCAGTGATGTTCTGCCCAGTTTGTGGGGAGCAGACAAAGATTCTGCAAACCCGCCTACTGGCAGATGGATCAAAGAAGAGAAGAAGAGAGTGCCTCGATTGTGAGGTGAGGTTTACTTCAGTCGAGAAGCTCTCTTCAATCCCAAAGCCCAAAGCAGTTCGCGGCATTAAACGGGAGAGTCAGGAGGTTGGTTCAGCACCTCCGGATCTCTCAAAGTTATGGCGGTGAGGCATGGAGTCAAAGCTTCGCTTCACCCCAAGTCAAGCGAGTAGGGAGGATGAGTGGGCAATGCAGTTGTACGAGTGTCGCAAGAGGTTTTGTGAACACGTATCGATTGCTTTGCAGACTCGCTCTCCTACCCGCCGAAGAGAACTCTACGAAGGATGGCGTAAAGAGTTTGGAGATGCAGCCACAAGAGATTGGGCCAAGTATGCAGAAGGTGTGTATGCGGGGGGGGATACCAAGCTGCTCGAGAACCTACGCAAGATGACGCAAGAGTTACCCAAATCAATTCCTAGTTACATGATTGTGAGGGAAACATGAATACTGAAGATGATGAGTTCCGCCGAATTGAGCGGGAGAATAAATTAAAAAGTAGCGGCATGGACTGCTGCACATACGACTGCATACAGGGTAGGGACTGCCCGGTGCGTAAAGCTAAGTGGTCTAACCTGAGTGAGAAGGAGATGTTATTGGCTTACGGCTGGGGTGAGCAGGAGGTTGCTAGCTGGCAAATCAGGTTTGCCAAGGAGAAGATTTTGGAAGGACTCAGAAGCGTTGAGTCTGCGATCAGGAGTAAGAACACATGAGCCGCAAAGGACCTAGCTTTGAGTCGTGGAGCATTGAGAATTTAATTAAGTTCTCCAGCGAGGCATACGAAAAACTATGCCAACAAGATGACTACATCCAGCAACTTCAATGCGATTTGAAGACTGCCATAGAGGCTTACAGAAAACTCAATGAAAAAGTTGGTGACCATGACACAAGATGAAATCATTGAGATGGCTAAACAGGCTGGATTTAGGATTGGTTTAGATATTCCAAGCATTTATGAGGCACATGAACGCTTTGCCAAGCTAGTAGCACAGCATGAGCGTGAGGCGTGTGCTTATTGGGCAGGGATTGCACTACTTGGCGCTGATCAACGCCTCTCGAATCGAGTAGATCAAGCCATCCGAGCAAGGGGACAAGCATGACTAAAGACGAAGCATTACGCCTTGCATTGGAGGCGTTGGAAAAACTCTGGAACATCATTGACGACATAGACACTTATAGCGATATGGCAAAAGCGGATGAAAAGCTATATCGTTCATTGGTTGAACGCAGACAGCGCCAGCGGTTTGAAGAAACTGGAATATCAACTGATGGCTATGAATTGCATGGGGGAGCCATCACCGCCATTAAAGCCGCACTAGAAGCGAAGGATGAGCCTGTGGCTTGGGCGATGTTGCATGACAATGGACATTTCATTGATGCAATACACCCTAATGAACACGCAAGAGTAGAAGGCGAATACATCACACCTCTTTACACCACCCCACCACAGCGCATATGGGTAGATGTGCCGCTAGATGAAATTCCAGAAATCTATATTGGCGACCTCGCTTTTGTGCATGGCGTTCAGTGGGCCCAAGCCAAACTAAAAGAATTAAACACCACCAATTAACAGCTTTGCTATACTAATGTTCGCAAAGCTTTGTTGATTAGTGCCTACTAGAAGGATCTGTATGGCAATCAAGCAAAGAGGCAGGGTCTGGTGGTACGAGTTTACGTTGAATGGGAAGTCCTACCGGGGCTCTTGTAAGACGCAAGACGAGCATCAGGCACAGGAGTACCACGACAAGGTTAAGGCTGCTGCTTGGCGGCACTCGGTGGTGGGCGAGAAGGTCAGGCGTACATGGGGCGAGACGCTCAAGCGCTGGCTGGGTGAGCACGAGAACAAGAAGTCGTATGTTGACGATACAAGGTACGCCGCTTTTTGGACTGAGGAGTTTGCTCGGGCGGGGGTTGTGTATCTGGATCAGATTACGCCAGACGCAGTGAGCAAGATTCGGGATGCCGAGGTTGGCAGAAAGCACAAGAGATCGGTGAATGTTGAGCGTGTGATTTCAAAGAACACGGTTAACAGGAAGCTGGCTCTTCTTCGCAGTGTGATTAACGCCGCGCATGCCGAGTACTTGTGGTTGGAGACGAGACCGTTGTTCAGGGGGTTTACTGAGAACAATGAGATCGTGAGGTTTTTGGAGCCGCATGAGTTTGAGAGACTGCACAAGGCGTTGCCTAGTCCCTACAACCGGATGGCGCTCTTTGCGGTTAGCACGGGCTTGAGGTTCGGTAACGTTGGGGGCTTGAGGTGGGAGTATGTAAACCTTGCAAGGAGAACGGTGACGTTCCCTAGTACCTTGATGAAGAATGGCAAGCCGTTTTCTGTGGCTTTAAATTCTTCGGCAACGGATGTGGTGAGAGCTCAGTTGGGTGCTAGTGATGAGTGGGTTTTTCCGAGCAGCACGGGGGGAAGGATTCCATCCATTCCCTCCAAGATGTGGAAGAAGGCGCTGAAAGATTCTGGGATAGAGAACTTCAGGTGGCACGATCTTAGGCACACATGGGCCTCGTGGTTGAGGCAAAGTGGGAAGGTAGGCTTGGATGTGATCCAAGAGATGGGGGGCTGGAAGTCAGCGGTGATGGTGCAGAGGTACGCACACATGTCTGTTGAGCATTTGGCGCAGAGTGCGAGTGTGTTGGATGGGGTTTTAAACCCCTCACATTCTGCATTCGCACAAATCTCACACAACAGGGGTGTATTGTGAGTAGCTCCTTACCTGCAAAGCTACTGGAATATGGCTCCTCGAGCTGGGTTCGAACCAGCGACCTACGGATTAACAGGGTGACAGTGGATACAAAGGTTTACTAATTAGTACCAGCATTTACTAGAATTGTTTAACTTACGCGCTAATCTAAACAAAGCTTTGCAAAGGTAAATGCAGTACCGTAAACACACAGAAGTCACACAGGGTTTATACCTACCAGACCTACGGAGTAAACATCCGTAGGTCTTTTTTTATTCATTCGATACAGCCACACCCTCAAACTTGGATCTGGTAAATGCTTTGGTAGCTTGAGCATACAACCTACGCTCCGCTTCCTTCTCGATGTTCTGGTAGTTGATGACTTGCTTTCGCATCGCTTCAGCTTCCTTGGTTTTACCAGCCCGAACCAAGACATCTACCTGCTCTTCAGCTTTGTAGCTGGGTCTTCGCATATTCTTGATGCTCTGCTCGACTGACTTCAGGATGGCAACTGTCTGCCCCAACTCAGGATGCTCCGCCATGATGGCTTTCCTGCGAGGGTCATCAATCTCGTACTTAATTGCATCGTTGTACAAAGCTGTTGCTTCTTTGAATACCCTTCGGAATGACTGAGCGTCAGCCGACTCAGACGGATAAGCCGAGAACCTGTCAGCCAAAGGCTCCTTCTCCCTTGGTACATCCATACCCCGAGCCTTCCTAGTCTCATTACCAAGGTATCTGTAGAGTTCGTTTGCCACACCGGGGGTATACCCTTGTATCAGATGATCAATCAAAGCGGGGCTAATGTCAGCACCCTTCTGGTTGAATCTATCGCCGCCGGTAACACGCTGAAGCCAGACAGTAAAGTCTTTCGATATAGGGTTAACGGAAGCAAAAGCTTTATTCACATCTGATCGACCCTCTTGATCGGGACCTGTTAACTCTGGGTAAATGGGACCGCCAAAGCGGTTCTTGTTCACCTCATACTGATACGGTGTGACACCAATGGTAGGCATCAAAACAGCTAAAGCCTGTTTATAAGGCTCCGATGCAACCTTAGTTAAGTCAAAGCCTGATCCACCCACGGGTGAGAACGCTTCAAAGAACGCTTGCATGATGCGCTTTGCTGTAGTGGTTAAAGGTACTGGTCCATTGACCGAGTCAGACATGAATACACCAGCAGCGTAGAACGCATTCCAGCCATAGGGTAGGGGGATAGCGCCCCATCTCTCATTTGGCGCAACTATGATCGATGTAGCCCGTTTGTAGATGGGTATATCGTCAACTACATTCTTGCCGTGCTTCTTCTTGTACTCGTCATCCTCATCATCACCCGCTGCTCGAGTCATCGTGCCTACTATGAAGCCCATTGCCGTCAAGCTTCCAGCCAAAGCGGCAAACCTACCCTTGTTGTTCCTTGCAAGCTCAACCATTTGAGCCGTACCCTGCACCGCAGGATTAAAGAACAAATACAAAGCTCGGACTGCTTCGTTATTTCCACGCATGTTGAAGTCAACCGTTACCCGGCCAGCATAATCCGCTGCCTGACGGGGAGTTGAGCCGTTCTTTGTCAAGGCTGAATAAGCCGCCAGTCTAGGAGCCATCTCCATTGGGATGGTCAGCAGCTCCATGAACTTGAGCATGCCGTGCATTTTGGACAGGGTACTCGTGCCGTGCAAAGCCTCATGAATCATTAGAGATTGCTGCTCAAGATCCTTGCGGTTAATGAACGAAGTCAAAGCGCCAGCAGATCTAGCTTCGTTGTAGATTGCCATACGATCACGATCAGCCTTGCCAGTCGTAGCCGTCGCAAGCAAGCGAGTGCCGCGAGAAATTGCAAGCAATGTTTTCTGGGCTGCTTTACCTGCTGCAGTAGAGGGTTGCATATCCATGATCGCCATGTGCAGTGCAACACCCATAAAAGGCACAAGCTCCTTCATCATCTGCCCAGCAGTAGCAGTTTTAACTTCACCATTGACGGCTGAGTTAAAGAACAAAGTCTGAACGTCTCGAGCGAAGTTAACCGTAATCCACAATGGGTTATAGGTAGTGATCAGCTGCCCAGTAAACCGAGTGATCTGACCAATTGCATGTAGCAAACGATTTTGCGCAACTGGATTCGTGCCGTATAACGATTCAACAATGGAACCGGCTCCAGTATCTTTAAACCTAATGGTTATTGGTATACCTCTTAGCCTTGCGACCATCACATCAGGCTGTCGAATGTATTGTTCGTTATCTATGATCTGAACAAAACCATCTTCACCAATCTTTTTAATCTTAGATTGCTCATTGATAGAGACAAAGTTCGGGTCATAGTTTGTTTCAAAGAATGCCAGAACTTTTAGTGAGACTAAATTCTTTTGACCACGAATAATGGATGCCTCGTAGCCAAGGATGGTTCTAGCCAGCACCTCTTGCGCAATGTCAGATCTACCAAGCGCTCTCTTATCACGAGCTTTATTCAAGAACTTGGTGCTCATGTTTAAGCTAGGGTCATCCATGAAGTCTTCGTCAACTTCTTTATTGATGCCAGACAGATTCCGGTAATGCGCATAGGCAGAACGTCTTGCTTCACCATCCTTCTTTGTAATCAATCCAGTGGCAATCTCATTGTTAATCTTCTTGTCGCTCATTGCATCCAAGAGTTTGCCGATCTCATTGAACTGCTTGGCGTAAGACTGCTGGCTTACAAAGTCAAGGATCTCCCTTGCAATAAGGGTGTCCATACCAGAGCCTTTTAGGCTGGTTGGATTAATCCTATTGATCTGCAAGTTACGCTCTTCAGCTGTCTGGGCAACTAGGAAAAGATTCAACATCTCATCAATAGTGGCGGCTTGGATTGTCCCATCCTCCGATGCGTACCCCTGCTTACCCTTTTGCTTTCTTGCTTCTTTCAGCAAGTTCATGATTGGAGTGACGAACTCTTTGTTTGCATCCTCAACCATGACAGCTGTCTGGCGCTCATACAAACGCAAGTCTTTGCGCAGATCAAGCTGATCGCTTACACGACCAATCTTCTCCATCTGCTCAACGATCCTAAATACCGGAGCGTACTGGTTCTGTAACTTGTTAACAGCAGCATTCCAGTAACCACGCAGTCTGCTAACTTCACGAGACTTCTCGAACGCCACGTAGTCAGCAGGGATCTTGTTGTCTCTGAAGAATCCAGAACGCACACGCTGCTCAACAGTACCCAATCTCCTCATAAACTGCTGAAGCTGATCGTAGTTGTCGAACGTATTTACAAACGATCTTTGGCGGATGTCTCCGTTCTTATTGGAAAACAAATACCATGTGTCATTTAGTGGGTCATAACGAGCATAGCCTGTGGTGTTACCACCTTTGGTAGCAAACAACTCATAAGGCAATTTGCCTTCAGCCAGTCGGATATCTCGAGGCGCACCCTTAAGTGGGCTGTATCCACCGCCATTGTCTACGTGCTGCTTTGCCATCTTTAGGCTGTAAGCCAATTCAGCACTGGTCATCTTGCCAAGGAAGTCAGCCAAGAAGTTAAAGCCAATGCTACGTAGACCAGCAATCGTCTTGCCAATCCACTCTGTTGCCGCTGATACCTCTACGCCATCAGCCGCCATGTCAGCCAAGACTTCATCGATGGCTTGCAGCTTGGTTACTCCGCCTTTAGCCACGGCAGCATCTACAGTACGGCGGACAACCTCGTTAGAGTTGTACATGTTCAGCAGGAACTGATCGAAGTCAGCGCCTTGGAACGCACGGTTGCCCAAGTGTCCGTAAATCTCATGGAAGAGGGTGAACTGCGTGTCCGCCTCGCCAGTCAAATAGTCAGCAAACAGGTAGGTTACGCCAGTAGCGCTATCGAACAAACCTTTAGCGCCCATACCTTCAGTCAGCATACCTGTGACTTGGTCACGCAAGGCTGCGGGCAATTGGAAGTGGCTGTTTAGCACCACGATCTGAGGAGCGTTCTTCCACTTGCTGGTAATCTTGGCTACATACGTATTGACCAACTCGTTGGTTAGAACGCCACTGAACATTCCTCGACGCAGCGGAGCATCATCCTCCCGGGTTGTCATGTCTTGAACATCAACTTCTTCGCCAATGTTATATAGCTCATCGGTAGAAAGATCATCTGTGTTCTCTTGTCTACCACTAGATCTCTCAAAATCTTCAATAGAAATTGTTGGGGATTCACCAGCAGCGTCTCTCTCTTCCGCTCTTGTGTCCCTAATCTGGTCAAGCGTGTCTTCCCTTGTCTCCCCAAAGCCCATGTCTTCGCGTAGCTTTGCACCATACTGAGACATGGTATTACCGGTTGATGTGTTCACCACATCTTCCATTAATCCATTCATTACCAGACTGTCAATGTGATCAGAAAGAATCTGCTCGGCTTGAACAGTTCCTCGCTCAAAGATCTCGCCTGTGGTTGGATCAACTCCAGTCATTGCAATCTGATTGACTGCATTAGCAGCATCAGTAATATCCCGTAGATCACTCAACTGTGATCTGATAATCTGGTTTCGGAATTGCCCGAACGTGGCATCATCCATGAACCGCATACCAAGAAGTTCCTTAATGAATGGAACTCTTGCAGATAAGTTAACTTCGGTATTAACAGCTTTTCTCTTGTTATCGATCCAAGTTTCAAACTCCTTTTGCTCCGCCTCAGACAAGATATCAAGAACTTGTGTTCTTAAATCTGGTCTAAAGTGCATTGCATATGCAACGTCCCCAAAGTAAGCATCAACCAGATTCGGAATAGTCTTTGAAAGAATGATCTGCTCACGCTCTGGCATTGTTGATGGATTGCGCATCTCATTCAACGTATGGTCAAGGAACAGGAGGTGAGGGAATGCATCCTCTAATGTGTTGGATTCCCTGTCTCCAATCTTGCGGCGTTTAGCTACGTTCTGTGTGGCTTCCTTCCATGCTTGGTAACCAGCAACTTCTGAATCAGTGAACGTTCCGTTCTTTAGCAGACCGGGATTAAAGTTAATCACCGAATCCATTGAGCGCATCCATGCGTCACGATTAGCGTAGCCTGTACCTGCTTGAGCTAGATAGTCTGTAAACCTTTGGCGTAATGCAACGTGCGTATTCTGGGTAATTGCGAAAGGAATATCCACGCCTTGCATACTGAAAACATCAATGAAGTCATCAAAGCGAAGCAAGCCATCACGACTGGCTGCAGATGCCCAAGAGGTTATCTGGCTTAGTCGTCTGTCGTATTGAGTACCAACAAGGTTTGGAAGATCGCCAACTAACCCAGCTAAGAATCGCTTAACAACATTAGCCTTGTTGGTAATGTCGCCTTCCTTGGCAGCTTGATCAATCGCTTGAGATGCGTCAGCAACAGAGATGGTATTACTACGTACATCCTGAATCAGCTTTCCTAATGCCTCTTCCTCTGTCATTGGAGGTGTTTGATTGGCGGCATCTTGAGCGGCATTTAACTGCTCTTGGATTTCATTTTGAATCTCAGCTTCAGTTGCAGTAGATTCTTTAAAACCTTCGCTATTGAACTTAGACCTAGCCAACCTGTTTTGTCTAGCCTCAGACTCTGTAACCGCCAAGGCAGTCAGCATCTGCATGTAGTTAGATAGAAGCTCATTTACTTCTTCGCGGTTGGACCCAGCAATGATCGCCTCTTTGGACAGACCCATCATGGTGTCAGCCATGCGGGCAGCGCCACGCTTGAACAAAGCCGCCTTGCTTGCAGCGGACTTGCCTCGAATAAGCTCAAGCTCTTCGTTTAACTGGCGTAAGCGACCAAGAAGTTCTTGTTTGGTTGATGGTTTGTCGTAAACAAATCCATCAGCGCTGCGGTCATAAGCGTTTAGATCGCTGTATCCCCACATGCCAGCATTCTCGTCTGACTCATCTTGTAGCTTGAATACTGACTGAGTTCCGTCGCTGTTCTTTACAACCATCGTATTCAAAGCACTCAGCTTTCCGTACAAATCATTGATTTGTTTTTCCAAAAGCTTACGAGTGTTTGTGAAGTACGCAGTTTGCGTAGTCTGACCAATGATTCCATTGAACTTACGACGCAACTCCTCTACTGGCTCAGAGTACACAACACGCTTTTCTGCTGGTGCTGGCGCTTCTTTAACTGGCTTGTCTTTAGTAAGCTCGTCCAGTTGTTTACCTCTGCCTGTACCAATCATTGCCTTCTTAGGCGCTGCCTTGGCTTTCTTCATCAGACTTGAGAAGTCAATACCCCGAGTTTCAAACAACTTGTTTTCTCTGAAAACCTTAGATGCTTGACCAACGTTGCCTTGAGACAACAAAGATTCAACCTGAACCAATGGATCATTGGCTCTGAATGTTTCGTTATCGTTTTCTTCTTGGTCAATGTTGGCTTGACGTACCGTCTTAGCATCTGCCTCAATCTGTTGCTTTAACTTAGATGCCTGATCTGTCTTACCTTCTTTGCGAAGGCGATTAACTTCAGCCATTCGGTCTTCGACAATCTCTGCCTTATCCCATGTTCCATCGACAGTTTCGTTATAGCCGTTCTCAGAAAGGTACTTGGCAACCTCACGCTCACCTACGTTGAAGTCACGGGATCTGTCGGATGCTTTATCTGTAACAATTGTTGCGCCAGCATCAATAGCTTTTTGTATTTCAACAAAGTCTGGAGCAACACGACCAGAACGATTGCCTTCCGCAGAAATAAAGACTGTATCGTTTGAACTATAAGATCCAACGTTAGCCTTGTTCCCAAATGCTTTGGCATACGCCGTAGTTGAGCTTCTATCGCTGCCCCTGCCTATGAATTTGGTAGCCTTGTCAGCTTTAAGTTGATCTTTAGCTGTGTATTGACTGGTGATGGGTAGCCTTATACCTGCTGGCTGTCCGCTGGATGCCTCAGAATCCTCCATGAAGCTGGCTGTCTGGTCTCCAGAGTTACCTTTCTGTTGCGCCAACTCAGCCGCCACAGAAGACAGCAAATCTCTCACTGTCTCGACATCCGTGAGTTGTTTTTGCAAACCATCGGCTCTGCCAAACATCTCCTTCATCTTTGCAAGGATGCTGTCAATAGCAATACGAACTGCTTCGAGTAGGTTGGGATTCTTTTGTCCCACCATCTGCCAGAACCTACCATCATTGAACATCAAACCAAGGATGTCACCGGTAATCTCACTGTCTATATCATTTTTGGAATAACCAAGATCACTCAGCTTCTTGGCGTATCTTGCGTATGCATTCCCCTTGAGGTAACCAACAATACTTGCAGACAATTCATCCGCTAAAGCTTTGTTTCGATTCTCAAGCTGATGCCATACCTCATGACCTAAGATAAACATGCCATCAACCTTAGACAGTGCTGCCGTGTTGATGTAAATGTTGTTGCTGTTGTTGTCGCTGAATCCCTTGACTGTTGACTTCTCGGTTGTGTAGCCATTTAACTGAACGCCAAACGCATCAGCAATCTTCTGCAAGAACGGAGGGACTTCCGTCATCTGAATTTCTGCAGGAGCTACGCCTTCTTTACCCTTTCGAGTATTGGACTCTGTCAGGTGGAATGCGATGACATCTTGCGGGGCAGTACCCACATTACCGGCACGATTCTCTGGAGCGTTAATTACCAGAGGCGTAGTCTGCTGCTCAAAACCTGTAGAAGTATTGGCTTGACTGCCGGTTGGTGGCAGATTTTCAGGGGACCCTCCAACATTAGAAGCCGTCGCATCTGGAGTCGATTGCTGAAAGATTTGAGTGTTATCAATCTGTGGTGATAAACCAATCTGAACACCACTAGATTGTGGTGTGCTTGCTTTATCTTGGTTTATATCGACTTGGGGTTGATCAAAACCTACATCGGCTAGGTCTTGCGCCGCATCAATCTGAGACTGATCAAAAGATGCGCTGGTTAAGTTTGGCTGCAATACCCCATCCGCTGTATCAGTTAAATCTGTTTGCGGACGTTCTGTTGTAGCCCCTTGCGCATCCCACATCGCCTCATTCTCAGCATCAATATCTTCTTGAGTACGTTGCGGCTTGGGTGGGAATTTAACTCTGCCCATAGGGGGGAGGGTATTCCCGTAGACTTCTGCGCTAGTCAAGAAATCTTCGCCTAACTGAGGAGCATCACTTAAGATTGAGTAGCCTTCATTGATAGCTACCATGTTACCTTTGAGTGAGTTAAATGCTTCGCTTAAACCAACACGACTTGCTACCCGATCAAGAGATTGTTTGGTAGCTGTACCAGCCTCATCGTCTGATGCTTGGTCATACAGAGCAGTCATCATGTCCAACGTCTTACGTGTGCCTTGATCAGCATCCCGTTTGAAAGCTCCCTCGATATCAACCGTAGCTCTCAACAAGTTAGCGTCTTCCAATCGGGTTATGTCTTGATTGAGTTCTTCTTTGGTTGATTGGATATTGCCTCTAGGATCAAGTCCACGAAGTTCAGCCACATTTGTAGCCTGTGTTAGTTGACCGGGCTTCTCAAGCTTGGCTAATCCACCAAGCTCTGTAACGCTCATAGAAAGCCCTGCAAGCGCTTCCAGTACAGCCTCTGTGGGTGATGCCTCACCAGTAGCAGCAAGCTCACCAAGGTACTCTCCAAGACCCTCGCCAACAGTTTCTAATCCAACAGCGGCAGTACCCCTGCCAGCTTTACGTGCAATGGTATTAACTCCTTCAAGCGCCGTAGTCTGAGCATTACGAATTGCTGATACCAACTTTGGATCTGTAACACCTTCACGAACCATCGCTTCAAACGTGGCTTTCTCCAAAGCCGCAGTGCTTGCTTCTCTGCCTTGATTGGCAGTAGCCTTTAGCGCCTCAACTTGAGATTGCTTGATTGAAGTTGCTAACTTTGTAGCGTCGTATCCCGCTGATTCAAGGGTACGCACAGTAGCCGCTTCGACGGCACGGTTGGCTGTACCCAAGATCCATTTGGATGCGCCAAGGGTAGCTACGTCCACTGCGGTAATGACACCGCCTTTAACAACACCTTGCTGGATCGCTTCATAACGCTCTGCGTCTGAAAAATTACCATCACTTGCAGCTTTCTGCGCCTTGCCGCCAATCTCCAATGCTGTATTGGCAGAGAACAAACCAGTAATAAAACCAGCAACAGCGCCAATTGGACCACCCAAAGCAAAACCTGCCGCTCCTCCAGCCGCGCCAGCACCTAAAGATACAGCGGTGTTAGGCAGCTGAGACACAACCATTTGGAATGCGCCTTCAGGATTGTCATACACAGCGCCAGCAACGTTCTTGATACCCGCCAGCAATCCAGAGTCATCTGCTGCTTGGCGCTTTTTAATGTCTTGGTTAAATTGCTGTAACGCTAATGCTTGATCTGGTGATCTAGCTGCCGCAGCTCTAGCAGAATCTACTACCGCACTCCTAGCATCAATCGCTGTAGCGCCAGCGGAGAACAAGCTACCAGCCGTGTCTTGAACACCACCTGCGATAGATTTTCCAAGACCAGTAAAGAAGCCTTCTTCTTTGGGTTTAACTGGCTGAACTGGCACTGGTTCTTTTGTGTAACTATCCATCCAAGAGAAATCTCTCTCAGGTCCCGGCTGAAATCCTTCCAGTAAATTTCTTGATCTTTGCTGGGTTGGAGGATTTTGCGGAGGAGGAGTTACATCTTGAGGCTGCGGAATGGCTTGTGCGTTCTCCCCCAAATTCGGCACAGCTGTCGCCATAAAGTCATCAATGTAATTGATCTTTTTGCCTCTTCGAATTGCAGTCTTTGCTGTGTCTGAATCGAGGTAAAACGGATTAGCCATTTATTGCACCTCTTGCCCGACTCCGCTAGTCGGTTTAGGAGTAATCGTAGATTTCTGGTTAATTGGTAAAGGCAGCATCACACCATCCTTTGTCATCACAAGAATTCCAGCGTTTGTTTGTTTTTCTAATCTATTACCTTTTGCATCAGTTCTGAAGTTATTGTTGTTGCTCCAGAAACTGCTTGCGCCGGGAGTAGATGGTTCAAGATAAGGCGAATATTTTTTAACTGTAAACGGATCAATATTGTTATTACCCAAACTGATATTTAGGTTTCCAATGTATTGATTGTTTGCGTAGGATGCCTCAATCTCGCTGTATCGCTTCTGCTTCAACTCTGGACTAATAGTTAAGTTAGCATCTTGACCCGACAACCAAGCGTTGTAATCACGATTGATCATACTTTTTAATCCGTCTTGATACAGCGATCTATCTTTTTGTTCTGCCTTGTCACCCAACTGGTCAGAACGTATTTGCCTATCTAGCGCAGTTCTTGCATTAGCTGATTGGGTGCTGAAAACACTCGCATCATTTTGTCTAATACTATTACCAAAGCGATAGTCGTTATCTATAACTTCTTTAAGGCTTACGGTCTCAGCTAAAAGACGACGGGGATCCAGCGTCATCTTGCTACCATCTTTCAAAGTTACTTCTAGACCATCGTAAAAATCTTTAGTCTTTAATGCGGCTCCGGGAACAACGTTTTCAATTTTTATCTTCTTCATTGATTGCACATTGTCGCCAAACCGCTGGTCACCGCTTTCATCAAAAGCAGATTGCGCACCTTTAAAGTCTCCAGCCAATCCACGCTGAATAGCTACACCCACACCTTCGGCTTGCATCTTCCTGATCTTATCGACTTGATTCATCAAGTCTGAAGATGTTGCCTTGCCTCGAGCAAAGTCAATCATGCTAAAAGCACCAAGCATTTCTTGAAACTCTTTAGGTGTTGCGCCAAAGATATTTTGTGTGAGCGTTGTTGCTTTCTGTGGATCATTCTCAGAAAGAACTTGCAGTGGGCTAATACGCTCTGGAGCCATAGCATCTGGTTGTTCTACGTTAGCAGAAGTACTAATTGCTTGAGTTCGCTTTGGAACTTTTAATCCACCGGGTGTGCCATTTGCAAAAGACTTAACAGCACCTCCATCAACATACCTGTCAAAATCTTCTGGATCTGCCGGATCAGCCAAGCTGTAATCAGCTTTGAATCCGTAGTCTGGTGAAGCGAAATTCTTTGGATTAAATGTAGGTCCGCTTTGAGCGCCGAGTTTATTGGTATTCCTATTCAACAGCTGTTGAATTCTTGGGATGTACGATCTAGTGAGATCGTTTGCTAAAGTAACACCCTCTGTTTCGGCTCCAATTTTCAGACCAGCTGCATCAGCCTGTCTTGCTAATGCGGCTTTGTATGGCGCATTGGCGGTGATCTCATCACGCTGAAGTTTAATAGCCTCTTCCCTATACTTCTTCGTCTCCTCCGCTTGCTTACGCTGTTCCGCCAATTGGCGTGATTGCATGTAACCACTTGTGAAATCATATGGATTAGCCATTACCGTCCCCCAATTCCGTATTTACGTTTCTGTTCTGCTGCTGGCATGTGATACTTATCTAACAACTTGTCAAAGAACTCAATGCCTTTGCGGTCAACCACATCTTTTGGTATCACATACTCGCCATTGGATAACATGGCAGGGATGGAGTCAGAGATTCCTGTGCCGGGTCCTCTTACAGCGCCGCCGGATCTGATATCGCCTCCGTCTGCCCGACCACCACCACCCATAAAAGCACCAGCAGCGTTCATGATTGCGGCAGTCTGCATTCCTTGTGTTTGGAAATTTGCAAACTGATTCTGGAAGCCCATGTTCAAGTTATTAGCCGCAGAGTTATTCGCATTCATTGCGGTGCTGTAATACTGCCCCGGAATCATTGCGCCTTGATTGATCGTGCCCTGCGTTTGATTCATCGAGCTGTTAGCGCCAGCTAAGTTGCCGCCAGCCAGCTGACTGCTTCCTTGAGATGCGCCGGGGTATCCGCGCCCCACAGAAGCGGCATTGGTTAGCGCTCCACGCTTCATTTGATCTGCGGTTAGGTAGGCGTTAGTCTGAGCGTTTGCAAGCCCCAGAGCTTGATCTGTTGCGAGTCTTCCTACGGTTGCAGCAAATGCACCTGAGTCTGGTCTTACGCCCATACGGCTGAGAGATCGCATCCCCTGACCACGAGCGTTTTCAAAACCGTAATTAACGTCAGTGCCAGCTCTCGCTGCTAAGTCTCTGGCGTACTGACCGGTGTTGAAGTTCATCGCGTCTCTTGCGATAGCTTGCTCTACCGGACGGAACGTTTGCTTGGCGTAGTTAAAGTAATCATCTGAACGAGCTGACTCTTTTTCTGCCAATCCTAACTGGCGGTTCATGATTCCTTCAGAGGAATCCAGTAGTCGCTTACGATCTGCATTGTTAATTGCCGCTTGCTCTCGCGCAAACGCCATGCTCTCTGCTGAAATTTCTTTATTTGCTTCAGCTATGGGCTTGTAGTCAGGAGTAGCTGGTGCTTTCCCGAACAGTAGGTCTCTTACGAAGCTCATGTCAACTCCTTCGGTGATATCTCATAGGTATTCATACCGTCTTTACTTTCTACGAAACGGAAACTGGTTGCGTCTAACAGCCTTATGGCTGAGTAGTTATTGCTAGAAATGCAAACAATCAATGGGTTGTAGTGAGAAAACGCCCACGACAAAGTCGGCTTTAATAAAAAAGCCCACAATCCTTTGTGTTGTTTAGTTACGGCAAGGTGTAGCTTGTTGCCGATTAGTACAGCGCCCCCGATATCTTTGTCATCATGTTGGTAACCAACTGATGGAAGCTCGGTAAGTTTGCTTAAATAGGTCTGTCTTGAAAAAGTAGGGGAGACAAAGTATCCTGAGTCAACCCCATCCATTTCTGCCTGAAGATAGACTTCAGGGTTGAGTTGTTTTATCAACCTCATGCACCCTCACAAGCGCAACTAAGCGTAAATTAGCAATGCTAATATTATGACTTATTGTGGCGGTGTGGGCCAGTTAATTTGAGTGGGATAACCTGCTTGTTCAGTGATGTCACGCAATGCTTGGCGGTACGTCGCCCATGAATCTTTTGTGGCTAAAGGTACGTCGGGTAACTGCGTCCAGTCAGAAGCAACAAGAAAGCGATTTCTTCGTTCCTTTGCTTTGGTTTCTAATGCGGGAATGTCGGGGATCCACTCCTTAGTTACATAGTCAAAGATGTAGTTGGCGGCAGGTGGAAAGCTAGTTGTAATAGCGCCATCAGCAACTTCAACCCAAGGAGATGTTCGCATATCGTCGGGCTGGTCTGAGACTTCATACTTTTTGGTGTCCGAGTTAAACCAAGTCGTACCACGGTAGTCGGCAGTAAGTACCCATTCCGAGTCATTCCATTTGGGGCGCAGCTTACCTTGAGCTTCGGGAGGTTCTACCGAAACACCAGCAGAAGAATCAACATAGATTGTCCCGCTGTAGAAATTGTGATCGTCGTATGTGTATTTCATGCTCGGTTAAGTATCCATCGTACTTGCGTGGGAACTGTGATGTAGGTAAAAGTGCTTGATACATTTGTAATGATGTACTCCCGCAAATAAATAAAAACACGGTTATCGTCAGTGGTTGTAGTTCCACCGACTGAGTAACGTCTGTTTACAATGACTTCTGCGACAACAGTAATATTGAATTGTCCATCCCCACCAGAATAGTTCGCTGAAGACAAAGGCTGCGCACTGCAAGAAAACGGCTGCCTAAGAACGACGGCTAAAGGGAACGCCGAAAAATATTCATCAGTTATGCTTGTTGGTACTACACGGTTAATACTGACAATCTGAGTTGTTCCGACCGGAAGTGGAGTGTCGATGGTGTAGTTGCCCTCACCATCGTTCATGGTAGTACTGGTATACCCCAACAATGTCTTAGATGGCAGATCAATAACGCCACTTTCCAAAACACTACGGCGAGCAACGTTCATGCTGTCAGCAGTCAAAGAGGTTGCAGTTATTGTCCCCGAAAAAGATCCAGAAGTACCATATACAGTTCCTCTGAAGGTCGCGCCACTAAATTCAGCAGATCCAGCTTTATCAATTTGCCATCCAGATACACCGGGTGAATAATTCGTCGACTGAATGAACTGACCAATGTATGCATTGGTAATTACGCCAGTGTTAATATAAGTTCCAATATTTGTTGATGTAATTGGATTAGCACTTCTTAAAACTGTGCTGTCTAGTCCACTTATTGTGACAGTTCCTCCACCAGCGCCACTCAAGACACCTGCAGCACTAATTGAAATTTCACTGTTTGCAACCTTTGTATTTACTCCAGTACCAATTCCAGTTATTGCTCCGTTGGTAATAGTAATCTGTGAATTAGCTACAGCAGTCCCACTGCCAGTCGAAATTCCTTTGATAGTTCCATCTGCATCTAGGAAAGTATCATTCGCAGCTATAAACCAAGATCCAGCCACCTTCTGGTAAAGCTGCTTAGTATCAGTTGCAAGAAACAAATCACCGTCTGAACCCGCCGGTCTATTTGCAAACAAACCTCTGCCGAAAACATTCTTTGTTGCATCCAGCGCGCCGCTATATCCAAGACCTGTAATAGTTACGGTTCCTCCACCAGCGCCACTTAGTGTGCCGTTTGAAGCAAGCGTAATTAAACCGTTAGCAACAGCAGTTCCATTTCCAGTTCCAATTCCATTAAGAACGCCGTTTGTAATGGTGATCGAGCTATTAGCTACAGCTGTACCAGCACCTGTCGAAACACCTTTAATAGTTCCATCGCTATCAACAAATGTTTTGTTTGCCGACAAAACCCAGCTACCAGCAATTTTTTGATACAGCTGATTTGTATCATTTGCAAAGTACACATCACCATCTAAACCACTTGGTATGCTGGCAATGGGTCCTTGTGTAAATACATTACGTGTTGCGTTTAATGCGCCGCTGTATCCAAGACCACTGATAGTTACTTGACCACCGCCAGCTCCACTTAAGGTTCCGTTTGCAGCAAGACTTATCCTACTGTTTGCAACTACAGTTCCGCTACCTGCGGAAGTACCATTTATTGCGCCGTTGGCATCAACAGAAGTATTGTTTGCTGCCAGTACCCATGCGCCATCTACCTTTTGATAAAGTTGAAATGAGTCTGTTGAATAAAATAAATCACCATCACTGCCAACTGGTCTACTTGCAAAACCACCCTGACTAAATACATTCTTCGTTGCGTTATCTGCGGGTCTACCTGTTCCTGTAACTCCAGTCCACAGTGATGTTTGACCAAGAGACGCACCGTCAGTTAATTGATTGGTGTTTGTTGTGTAGTTAGCACCGGTATTCCATGCACCTGAAGTGCGAGCCTTGATGACATATGGATTAGCACTAGTATCTACCCAGATATCTCCATTTACTGGAGAGCTTGGCTCTGTTGCGCTGAAGGTGACTATGTTTCTTGTTGCATCACTTGGTGGCTTTGTCCCATCCAAAGCTGAGTAACTAACAGAGTTCTGACCAGCAAGAGTACCAAGCCCACTGATTCTTGATGTGCTTAAAGATGTGCCAGCACTAAAGATTACATTACCCGCTGAATCTTTGATGCTCAAACCACGGGTATCAATTTGGTCTGCGGAAATTGAGCCAGACACCAATAGGTTTCCATTGATGGAAACACCCATTGTTGCCCACGCTGAACCAGACCAATACTTTGTTTGTATGAATGCGGGAGGAGTTTGACCGGAAGTAATTGTGACAGTGTCACCAATTACCAAATGATTGTTTGTTGTGGCGCTATCGGCTTTTCCAAGCGCAGCCCATACAGCTTGTCTTGCGCTTGTATCACTCCACGCTGCAGCAGTAACTGCAAGGTTTAACGAACCTCGCAACCCATCTAAAATTACTTTTCCGCCAGCATCAATCTTTGTTGTCCCTTTGATATACACATTTGAGTTCATGTATATACCATCCGTGTCTACGCCGAACGGGATGATGTTATTGTCTGGAGTGTTTGTCGCTCCACCAACATAGTTAGGAGAGACAATGGCAAACTTGTCTGCCGCAATAATAAATGCTGAAGATGGAACACCATCAACTTCTGTGGCAGAAATTCCAAAACCAGCGATAGCTCCACCGGCTTTTACCTTGATAGAGTATTGCGCCCGGAGACCAGTTATTCGTTCAGCCTGTGTTGTTAAAGTCTGCTCTAGCTGCGCTCTGCCTGTACCGCCATCTTGGTAATAGTTTCCAAGGCTAGATACTAAAGTTGTTACCTTACCGGCTGATGCGGAATCTCTGTTAACACTTGCAAAAGATACCTCGCGGATTGCCGCCTGTGCATTGTCAATGCTTGCCGTCAAAGTCTGGGTGCTTATTGCCAGTGACCTGTCAACTTCTTGTATTCGCTGGTCAACACGCTGGATGTCAGCGCCTCGGTTTTTTGCCTCTTCCGCTAAGTCGCTGATCAAAATGTCAACAACCTCTTGTGGCACACCTTTGTAAGAAGAAGCTTTGCCTATTTCTGAGAATATGTCTTGATAGACTTGTGTGGCTTTGATCTTTTTGTCGAACTGATCAATCATCATAGTCGACAAGTTTGGCGACATCAATGTAACGCCAGTCACGCCGCTTGAGTCAATGCTTTTGATGTACGTTTGTCCACCAGAGTTAACAGCAATCAATCCGACGTTATACAAATCACGCCAAGTAACAACTTGATCGTATTTAGATCCTCGTCTACCTTCCCGAATCTCAACAATCTCTTTAATTGTCTCAACTACATTTCGTAGCTGATTGACATCAGAAGTAGGTGCGGCAAGACCCGGAAGTTTGACACCGTCACCAACTGGTGGATTCTTTTCATTATCAATTGGCGTACTCATGGAAGAGCCTTCAATTCATCTGTTGTTGATGTCAAGATAGCCCAGTTGATTTTGATATTTGATTCAATCCAAACTTGCCACTCAGACCCACGACCAGAAGGTAAACGTACAGGATCATTAGTAGTCATTGATTTCGTCAAAACCAATGATCCATCACGATAAATCTTCACCGTGGTTGTAGATGCTGATAGCTGAGTATCAGTATCAAAATACAACCATGAAAAAGATACAGGCTGCGGGAACCTGTAAACCCTGCTTTTATATGATCCAGTTAATGCTGTGCCCGACAGAGTAGAGGCATTCTTAATCGAAGTTCCCGTTAGGATGAACAACGTATCTGATGTTCTATCGGAGAATGCAGCATTTGCTGTTAAGTCTAATTTTGTGTAGCTGCCACTTGTCAAGTCAAACACTAAGCAACCAGAGGTATAGAAAGCGTAGTACCTATTTTCAAACTCAACTCCAATTATTGATGTTGGACTTAGAGCTTGCCAATCAGCCTTGCTGATGATCCCGGACGTATATACGTTTGCGCTACCGTTTTGATACAACACCAATCCATCTGGACTGGCATAGATTACTGAGCTACCAATAGTTCTCAATGATCTTTTGGATACGCACGACTGGTTAAGCTCAAGCTTGATAGCGGACATGCCCGCTGAATCAGCGCCATTAACCACATAGGGATTACCCTTTGTCCCAACAAAGATTGATTGACCAAAAGCAACCATGCCAACTACTTCATACTCAACAACGATTGCGTACTCAGGATTCCATGCGTAAGGAATGTTTGGTTCAGAGAAGTAAATCGTATTTCCAACGAACCCAGCCATGATTCCATTTGGAAGAGCTACTAATCCCTTAAGAGAAGAATGAGGCATCTCCCAATTAAAAGTTGGGCATGGCTCACCAAGCCTATCATCAGCAAAATTGTCCAGATAATTTGGATTGGTTTTGGCAGGGTCGTATTTAGTTGTAACTGGTATATCAGCCAACGGATGTATCAACATGAATCCACTAGATGAATTTCCTGAAGAGTTCCGATAGATACGTACTCGATTTATATCCGTTCTGTTTACAGGAGGGGCAAGCCACTCAACCAATACGTTGTCGTTCTGATCGATCTTCAATGGTGTAGCCACAGCCGGGGAGGGCGCAGACTCTTCATCCCTATCAGTGACGTATGTGTATATGTATGTTCTATACACATCTCTTAACTCAACACCGGTTGCTGGCGTGTTACCACCTGGAACTGTCAATGCTGCTTGGAATGCGTCATTGATCGTATTATCTTTATCTTTGAGAATTGACTCGTAGTAAGTTTGAATCTCTAAGTTAATCTTCTTTGCTTGCTGTTGAAGATCAATCAATGTCTTGCTTGTTGTTTCAACCGCTGTTGAATCCAAAGAGCCTTGAGGATAATTTGCCCATCCAACATAGTTTTCTTTGTCAACAACTTGAACTAATGAGTTGACTAATCTATCTACTTCTGGTGAGTTTGATAGCGCAGAAGTCTGGTCGTAATACGGCAGTTGAACAAGATTGCTGAGGATAAAGTTTTTTAAACCAGCTTGATCTACTTTCTTTGCCCCATTGTCATCAACAATGTACGTAGATATTAAGTTTGCTAATTGCGTTACAGATTGGCCGGTAAATTGACTTGGCATATTAGGCTTCGTAATTGTATGTTGTTGGCGAAGACAGAGTGTTAGTCATGTTCAGCAGGTTCTGAGCCAAAGTATTCTTTCCTTTTGTAATCGCATCTGTTACTGCCGTTTGACTGTAAAAATTAACCCATGCTGCATTGATTGCGGAATTCAAGCCATCACCTCCACTGGCTGCTGCATAAAACTGATCAGCTAATGACTGAAGCTTTGCAGATCTGGTCTTTACGTAATCATTATTGACAGATACAAGATCAGAAATAAAGTCAACAAACTTTTGAGCTTGTGCGTCCGTGAAAAGCGTAGCGCCAGCTGCGTCTGTGTATGTCAGCAATATTGATTTGAGATTTGGGAATGCATAAGACGGTGCTCTGGCTCTCAGGATTGCTGCGTAGTTATCCGCATCCACCTCAACACCCGCTCCAAATAAAGACTTGTAGATCTCTTTGGTTGGAGTCTTAACACCGTTAACTGTTGAGCTTGGAATCGTAAACCTTACCTGATCTTCGTAACTTGTAGAAGGTGTTGGGATAGTTCCATTCCAAGGAGCTGTTCTTGCTGCGCCTATGTACGTGAGAGTTCTATTGGCGTTCATGTAAGCCAATACTTTTGCACTAAGTTGCTTGTAATAAGTTTCAGCTTCCTCAGTAGACAGCTCATCCACTACAACTCGCGTAATGGTGGGAGCCAAACTTGCTTTTGGTACGCCAAGTGGACGAACCGCCAAAGTGATGTCAGTAACCTTGGGTGCACCATCGCCTGTGTAATACGTTCGCTCAGTTGTATCACTTGCTAGTGGACCGCGAGCGTAATCAACATCATTGGTGTTTGTAATGAATGACGAATTGGTTGCAAACCTATACAAGGTTGCCCCTGCTGTAGCGCTTTGCACAGTCGCTGCAGCATAGAACGGACGAAAGTCGCCAAAGCGGGTATCTAAGTTCTTAACTTCCGTGCCAAATCCTTCTGGCAGTAGCTTGGGAGATATGCTTGGAGCCATCCCTGCAAACTTAGTAATCAATATCTGAGGCATCTCAATCCTTCTTAACTTAGAACAGCTATCGCCATTTCAATGTGTTTGATTCGATCATTTAAACCAATGGTTCCACCATTGATCTTCTTTGTCATCAAGACATAGTTCTGCGAATCAGCGTATTGATTTAATCTGTGTAAATCCCAAAACCATCCGGCAGTCATTGCCGCATACTGAGGTGTCGCTACGAGATCAGGCTCCATGACAAAATCTTGTCCGCAAGCCTGACCGGCATGGAAGTAATTGGCATGCCCGGTAAGCTGGATACACCCACGACCACGGAAACGATAGCCGTCACCACTAGCCTCATCACGATTACCCATACGATTAGAGTAGACCATGTTGGCAATCTTCTTAGGATTTCTTGCATATTGATTTGCAATCTCCAAAGTTGGAAATCTTTTTGACCAAAGCTTCATCAACGTCTCAGCCCGGTAGTTAAGGTTCTCTTCAAGAACTTTGAACTGCCCACACTCGTGACCACACTGACCAATGAATGAAGCTTTCTGAATTGGAGTCAGGATATTGAATCGCTCAAAGGTTGCGTTTAATGCGTCTACCCATTGCGGTCCGATATGGAGTTGTTTGAGTTGCTCACTACTGACCATTGATCAAGCTCCTTACTTCGTTGTAGGCTGCGACACAGGCGTTGAGTTTGAGGGTGGCTTTATCCCCGTCGGCTGCGATGTCGATAAGAGCTGATACAAGCGATTGCTCAGATTCGGTTGGAGGGGGTTCGCTGGGTTGTGTATCTCCAACGGGAGCGGGGGTACTTGCGCTGGCTTGTGGACAACTGGGGGCGGGGAGGCGCAACCTACCAGTGCGAGCAAGCTCATGCATAGCAGACTGTTTTTTAACAACATCATCTTGTGCCTTTCGTAGTTCAGTTTCTTTATCAGCTAATTTAGAAGTCATGGTTTGCTCTAACGCCCGAGCTTCCTCATTCTTTTTTGCGATTGCAATTTGCATTTCTTTATCACGATCTGTCCACCCAAAGTGATAGCCGCCTCTGTAAGTCCCAAAGACTACAAATAACAATCCAACAAGTACCCAAGGCAGTGGTATTCCAAACATTAGTCAACCTCTTTTCTTGCTGCCGCCAAATGCTCCCTATCGTGGTCATCTTCAAGATGACTAGGAGGAGTTGTCGGAGGAGGAGGGGGAGTCCAAGATTCATCTAGATCAGCGTTTTTAAATCCCATCCAGTTGTAATTGGTAGATGCCACAGAAGCCGCTACAGGCGCTTGAACTGGTGCAGGGCTACTTGGAGTTGGACTAGGTGCTGATGGAGTCGCTACAGCGTTCTGGATGGCGTTTACAGCTGTTCCTACGCCTTTCTTGCCTATGACGCCACCGATGCCACCAACAATCAACAGAACGATGTCGTTCAACATCTTGGTGTACGCCATGTCAATAGGAGCCATTGTCTTGATTGGTTGCGTTACAAACGTTACGGAGTAAAGCAAGGCAATAACAATAAAGCAAAGAATCAATGTGACCATAACGACCACAAAGCCCCAGACGTAAACTTCTACTTCTTCAATTGTTAGTCTTGGTTTCTGGTTGTACTTCATTGATTTTTTTCTCCAAGATTGGGGCAACTAAATACTCGGGACATGTTTGTGTAAATAAACACTTTGGTTTTTGACACTCCTCCAAGTGAAAAGACTCTGGGTTCTGACACTTGTATCGGTAGCGGTCTTCACAGCCAGCCAGCAGTAAAAGCAAAATTAAATATCTCATGCCATGATGTCCACAGAGTTCGGTCTAGCCCATTGGTTTTTCACTTGTTGGGCTTTGTGTGCTTGTTCGTTCTGATGGTTCAGGCGTTGCAGTTCCTGCAAGTTTTTCTGGTGGATAGCTCTTTGAGCTTCCTTGAGAATGTTGGCATTGATTTGGTATAGCGTGACTCTCATAACCCAATCTTCCCCAGTAAAAGGTTAACAATCTTGTTTGATAAATCATCTGGTAGAAACTTTAAGAAACCGAGAAACCACCATGCAACGCAACCGTAGCAAAACACTTTGCAAAACAAATCGAACTGTTTTTGGTACTCGTTCATGACTCATCTACCGCAGCGATTTGTAGTGCCGCAAAACTGCACCATTTCATAGATGCCGATGAATAATAAAAACAACAAGAACGCAATCGCACCAATGGCAATGGCCCACTCTTGCATCTCAGCGTCTTTTTCTTTTTGCTTCTTCTCAGCCGCTTTAAGCGAAGCTATCTCTTTGGCGTCATCTCTGTCCATCTCTGCTTGACGGGCTTTGATCTTGTTCCAAACATCTATCTTTCCTGTTTGCATGAACAACATCTTTAACTCTTCTTCAAATGCTCTGGCTTGCTCTAGCGCCATTTCAATCTGAAGAGCGGTTCCCATGTTGGAACCTTTCTTATCTCTCTTTGCTTGAAGCATTGCTTTGGTAGCAGTGCTTTTTGCATCAAACATCTTGCCGATCATCGGCGCGAGAGAGCCTAGGTCATTAGCTACTTTCGCAGCCTTCTTGACCATGCTAATTGCAGACTGTATTCCCGCTAGTGCTGTTACTGGATCAATCATTTTTTCTCCACTCTTTTCCATTCAAGGCAAACAACTTTTCTGTTGTAAACATCACCTGTCCATGTCCAGCGGATACAACGATATTCATTATTTTTGTCTTGGCTAGAGGCTCCTGAAAGCGTGATGAAAAACAGAAAGACAATAAATTTCATCTTTCATCTGTGGTTTAACTAACGTAGTCAAAGACCAACTAATTTCTTAAAGAACTCCGCTGCAACGCCGGGTCCAAACAGAACTGCCAAGATAACGCCGTACAACAGATACTCGATCTTGGTCATTCGTTTGTCTCCAGCATTTAGAGAGTCAGATATCTTGCTGTATCGCTCGGCGCAGATGGCTTCATGAACTGCCAGCTTTGTTTCTACGTTTTCCATAAAATCTTTCGACAACAAAAAACCCGCCGAAGCGGGTTTGTTTTAATTCTGGGGTTGCTTAGTTAGGAAGCGGAGTTTCTTGAGGTTCTTGATCACCTTGCTTCATCTTCGCAATTTCTTGCTCAAGAGTCTTGGCTCGGGCTGCAACAGATGCAAGTTGATTGAGAGCTGCATCACGCTGCGCAGCAACTTCACCTAATAGATTCTGGATATACGCTTCATCATTCATTGATAGCTCCTAAGTTGTTGAATTAGATGTTGATGTTATCAACGCTAATATTCTATTATAAATGCTTACGTTTGCCAATACTTAGACACTTCAATTTTAAAGATTTGTTGGTTGTCCATGATCGTATTTTAATTAGAGGTAACCGTTAGATAGTTGAATAGTAATACCAGTTCGTGTAGTTAATACAGGTGAGCCTGAAGAACTCGAAGATATTTCCACAGTGTACTCAGCATATACTTGTCGAGCTATATCTTGGTAAATAACAATTTCTCTACCCGGGGAAGTTAATTGAAGCCAACCAGTAGAAGCAGTAGACGCAGCAGCTGCACCATTACCAACTGCTGCTGTTCGTGTAAACCGAATCCAGTAGTTTGAGCCTATTCCAGATGTAGTTGGGTTTCCCCAAGTTTGGCCAAGAGATTGGTATCCAAAATCAAAGCCGTACTGATCCATAGTTCCATTAGCATTCCACCGAATACCTGCGCCAGCTGCTTCTCCGAAGCTATAAAACACATCATCAATAAAATACCCATTACCAAAGCCGCTTGAGTACGCTACTGTGAATGCGGGGGTAGCACGTTTGCTATAAAACTCGCTCATCGAGATTGCGCCCGAAGAGAACGTGCCAGAACCACCTGCGTCCGTGTACCAAGTGGTGCCTCGGTAGGCGTTTAGATTATTGCCGCGACCAAACTCAGCATTAATCTGCGATATTGAAATCGCTCCGGACGACTGCAGAGCTGGCATGGCTTAAGGTGTTGGTGTTGGCGCAGCAGGAGTCTCAACAACTGGAGCCCAAGGCATAGCTGTCGAAGCCAATGCAGACCTAGCAACTTCTCTGTCAAGAACAAATTGGATGTGAGCCTTGATACCGGGTAAGCGCGTTTCTGCTGATTCAATCCAAGCAACAACTGCAGCTTCAGTCAAATTAGATAATGGAACAAAACCTTCAGCGGCGGGGTCGCCTAGATTAGTTACTTGTGGCAACTCAAACTTCTGACCAGCTTCTTCGCCGATCAGTGTCCACTCCACTTGTTTGACAACACCTGTGTGTTGTCCAACGGTAGCAGTACGAATACCGTTTACCTTGATTGTGAAAGTCGCAGTGTATGTTGGCTCTACAACTGCAGAAGGGTTAAGAACGGGTGTAGTCATGGTTAATCTCCGATGAGTTGGTTGATAAGGAATTCAAGTTGAGATACGCGAGTGCGTAAATCAACAACTTCTTTTGCTAGCTCCACGGAAGATGCAAGAGCTGCATTGCCATAAGAGACAGAGAGGGTTTGCATTTCGTCTTTAGTCGTCATGATTGCCTGTGGAAGCAATCTCTGAAGCGACTGAGCTGAAACACCGACCTGAGACATTTCTTTTTCGTCAATGCGGTCGTAGATACCTACTTTGACTTGAGCCAAGCGAGTGACGTAATCCTCTGGCATTGGCTGCCAGTTAGTTTTAAGCCGCTCGTCAGAATAGGCTGTTACGTTACCTGCGTAAGTTCCATTACCGCTCATGTCTAATTGCCAACGGTTGGCTGCAGCAGACCAGCCGCCTATACGCATTACGTTGTCATCGTCAAGACCCATATTAGTGGCGTAGTGACCACCTTTATGAAACGACATAAATGCGGAGTTATTTCCAGTGCTATAAGCCTGTAAAGCTGCCGAGTCTGTATTACCAGATCGTCCATTTCTATTTGTCTGAAAATAAATTATGCCGGTAATCGTATCACCGCCGCGATTCATTGTGTAACTAGTGTAGTTGTTGCTGTTTAGGTAGTAAGTCCAGCCGCTAAAACCGCCGCCGCTAACGTTACGTTGAGCAAGTCGAAGAGAATTGTCTTCCCAACCCCATGCAACTGTTGTGCCCCACAAATTGCTGCCGTTACTGTGACGATAGTGATCGTAGAACCACCATGTGCCTCCGGGACTGTTTGATATATTGGCGTCATCACCTGCGTGACGCATTGTTCCAGCAGGGGTATTGCCGAAATCGGTATTAATATTTCCGCTTGATCCACTCCGAGCAAGGTAGTGACTTGAATCAAGACCGCGAGCAGTACCTGTAATACTAATACCCCAAGTACCAGAAGCATTGCCGCCGCCGCGTGTGGGTACATCAAGAAAATTACGTGCTCCACCGGCAGTAACTTTAACGCCTTGATTAGTAGTTGGGTAAATGGCTACAAGTGAAGATGGTGTGAAATCTTGAACACCAACAGTCAAAACAATTTCTCTAACGGCAATATCACCTGCGCCATCACGATAAGCAATAGTGTTTGCGGAAGCCGAAGTGGTAGGGTTGTTATACCCAGAGATTGATCCAGCTGTTCCAGTGACGTTGATGCCCCAAGTACCACTAGCGTTTCCACCGGTTAGGGTTGGTGAGTAAGAGTTGTAGTTTGCTGAAGTGAGAACCGTCTTAAACGGAGTCCAATTGGCACTGTCTGTTCGATTACGAAACTCCATCGAGCCGCCGTAATGAAACCTTTGTTGTACAGTGCTAGTAGAGCCACCTTGCCCAAACACCAAAACAGTGTGACTATCACCAACATTATTTTGGCTCCATACGCCAAGCCCAGTGATCGAATCAACACTACCAGATGAATAACTGCCCCGACCAACCATATAGTTAGATGTGTCGGAAAGGCTTCCGGACGAACCTGTAACACTTATTCCCCAAGTTCCTGAAGCACCAGAGCCGCCTAATGATGGAGCGTAACTTGTGTAGTTGCTAGCATCAAGAATAACTGCTTCAGTACCCCCGCCGGGATTACCTTTATGTACGTATCCAGTACCAGCCATCCATCGCAGCATCCACCCATTACCAGCACGATGGAACCCAACCTCGTTGCTGTTCATCATCAAGTTTGCGCCAGAATCAAAATAAATCCCGTGCCAGCCAGCGCGTGATCCAGCAATACGCCATGAGCCGTATTCAGTATTGTTCGGGTAGAAATGAGCGCCGTTGAGTGGGCTGTACAAGCCGGAGTGATTGCCGAATTCAATCCACTCGTTTGAATAGTTTCGACCCGTTGTTGTCCAGCCCGGTGAAATTGTCAGGCGGCCAGACATTGATCCGCCGCTCAAAGGTAGTGCGTAAGAGCTGTAGTTACCTGCGTGAAGAACCTGATTCCCACCTTGCGTTAACGCGCCAACTGCGTTTAGTGTATTACCAAATTCAGCATTGTTGTTTTCTAAATTAATAGTCAGCGGCCAGTAACCGTTTGCTGTTGCCCATCCACTGCTATTAGTTCCGGCACCTCGCAGTACATAAAAAGTATTGCTGTTTACATGAATCATTGCTGATCGATGATCGGTATCTTGAAAAACAATAGTTGGATCGCCGAGGTTGAGGGTTAAATAACCAGTTAAAGTGCCACCCCCCAACGGCAATGCATAAGAACCAAAGTTTCCCGAATGCAAAATGTTTCTTAGGGGGTTCCATGATGTATTTACGCCACTGCGCAGATACCAATTTTCATGAGCACCGGTTGATGCGGGGCCAATAATTTGCCAAGCGGTATAGCCGTCATGCCACCCCTGCATGGTCATGGCTGTATGCCAATCTCCACCGCCGACAATCTGATTCGTGAATTCGTAAGTAGTTCTATAGTCTTGATAGGCGTTTGGCGTGTATTGCCCTGCGCGAGTATCTAGGATTTGATTATAGGTAGAAAACCCTGCGCTACCAGAAGAACCAGTAACGTTGATACTCCATGTTCCAGATGCGTTTCCACCCGTTAATGTTGGACTGTAGCTGTTATAGTTACCTGCATTTAAGACGGTGTTACCGTTGACAGTAAAAGAACCATTGCGCCCAACAGTTAAAATGTCGCCAATTCCATCAGCGTGAAGTGCAAAATTGGAGTTTGCATCGTGGGCAAGCCACCAACCGTAGCCAGAATTGACGCTGTTATTTGTATTACGTACCTGCAAACCATAGCGCTGCGTGGAGATCAACTGCAACGGATATCCACTGGTACTGATATAGGTCTGCCCACTAATGGTTCCACCACTTAACGGCAGAGCGTAGGAGCTGTAGTTACCTGCGTGGAGAACAGTGTTGCCAGCAACTTTAAAACCGCCGCCAGACACATTTATGTTTCCGGCATCACCACTGGGAGCGAAGTCCATAATGGTAGATGCTGTTCGAATACGAAGACCGAAGTACCCAGCAAATTGGGGAACTTGCGCCGCGCCAAAGTTTAAGTCACTGAAGCCAAGTCCATACCATGGAGCACCGTTAACTTGGTCAGCCAAATTGGAAGAAGCAATACCAATTTTGGGGGCATAGATTCCGCTGTTGGCAGTCAAAATTCCACTTAATGTACCGCCACTCAAAGGCAATGCATAAGAGTTGTAGTTACCTGCGTGAAGAATTACGTTACCGTTGTATGTAACGTTGTTGATAAACGGATTGCCGCCGTTGCGACTAAGAGTGTTAATCCAGCCGTTTTGAGCAGCATTGAGGATGTACTGATTGCCGTTATGGTAGAAGTCACCGTTCAGGCTAATGTAGTTGTTAAATACCGTGACGCCAGACAGCGATGTAGTGCCATTACCATCGACGGTTATTCTGCTCGAGCCATTGATGCCGATACGAAGACTGGACGACTCAAGCCACAACGGGGTGTAGGCAGCTGATGTTCGGTTAAAACCTTGTACGACTGTTTGCGTTCCATCCCATCCGAGTTCCAAACCACCACCAGAAGTACCTGCAGCGAATGCGTTAAGAACTAAACCTCGCCCATATACCGTTCCAGTCAAAGTTCCGCCAGCTAAAGGCAAATAAGTACTAGCCGCAGACGCAGAAGTCAAATAGCCTGACAACGCAGAGCTTGTGATGTAGCCGCTTGGATTGCTGTTGTTGTACGGCGTGAAGCCCAGAGCAGTTGTCACCATACCGGATGTGATGCCGGTAATGTAGCCCGATGGGTTGCTGCTGTTGTAAGGCGTATAACCCAAAGCAGTTGTGACGTTAGCCGACGTAATGCCAGATATATAACCGTTAGGATTAGTGGCGTTGTAGGGCGTAAAACCTAGTGCTGTGGTCACATTACCGGAAGTAATTCCAGTGATATAACCACTAGGATTGCTGGCATTGTATGGAGTAAATCCGAGTGCGTTTGTAACGTTGCTTGACGTAATACTTGTTGCAGTATCAGACTTAAATTGATCCAGTAAGCCGCCAGTAATTCTTAGCTCACAAATTACGCCGCTTACAAAGGTAAGCGCAGTAGTGCCTTCTTGCGCTCGAACAACAGTCAATGTATCTGCTGTTCTGACGGTAACCTTAACAATCTCAAAGTTACCACCGCCATCAAGAATAGTCAGATAAAAGAAATCTGATCCAGTAACCGCAGGAAATTTAGCGCCGCCGCCACTTGCCAACACAATACTTGTAGCTGTTGTGTTAATGCCAGACGCCAATGTGGACGCTGCATTGTTTTTGTACAAGACTGCCATTATGCTGCTATCCCGTAAATTTGTTGGATGTCGTAAACCATTTCAATATCTTCCAAAACTGCATCGACTTGAATGCTTGCAACACTTACACCGCAAACGATATCTGCCGTCACTGCGCTTGCAATGATGTAATTTGCGGAAACAGAGAACTGAACCTCAATCGTTGATGCCGACGCCTCGATGGTGGAGACACTAGTTGCAAGAGCAAGCTTGCTGAAAGTTGGGAAACTTACTAACCTTGCTCTTGTAATCTGGGCTGTGGCGGACTGAGCGCCGGAGAGATTCTTGCGAACCTGTGCATTTGCAAAGTCAATGGTCGCTATAGCATTTAGCTGTGCAGCAAAGTTCTTTGTAATATCAACAAAACCAGTTTCAACAGCAGAAGCTTCGCCATTCCCAACCAAAAGCTTAGTCAGAGAAAGCAAAGATTCTTGAGAAGCTGTTGCACTTATTGCCGCCGCCAAAAGCTTTCTTAACTCAAGAATGGCAGTCGTCGTTGCTATTGCAAAACCAGCTGCCTCTATGATCTTTGTCACAGAAGCACTAGCGTTTGTGTTAGCCGCCACACTGGCAACCAACGCAAGATTCTTTGTTATGTCTGCAACGGCTGATGTACTTGCGCTCGCGCTTGCAGCAACCGATAGAAGCTTTACAAGATCAACTGGAGCCGCTTCAATAGTGGCTACGCCAGATGCTGTTATTTGTAGAATCTTTGTAATGCTTGCTTGCGCGTTTGTTGATGCGCTTGCACTTGCGACCAAAAACAGAGACTTTGTAACGTCTGCAACAGCAGATGTACTTGCCGTCGCATTTGCCGCGAAGCTTAAAGACTTGACCAAATCAACTGGCGCTACATTAATAGTAGCAACACCGGTTGCAGTGATATTCAAATTCTTTGTGAGACTGGCTTGTGCGCTTGTCAGTGCGCTTGCACTTGCAACCAGTGAAAAACTCTTCTCGATGCCAGCCGCAGCAGAGGTGTTTGCAATTGCGTTTGCACCAAACGACAAAGACTTAACTAGCGAAACCGGCGCAACGGCAACGACTGCCACACCGGAGGCTACTATCTGCAAGTTCTTTGTAAGACTTGCTGAAGCTGTGGTAGTTGCTGAACTAGATGCGGAAGCAGAAAGATCTATCTGTAATCTTGCAGTCGCAGTCGTTGATGCAGCAGCAAATGCTGTCAACGCTAAACTCTTAACCAACTCAACAGATTCAACAGCAACTGTTGAAACTGAGTTAACAGAGAGGTTTAAATTCTTTGTGACATTAGCGTTCGATACCGCAACTGTTGTTGTTCCAAACGCCTGAATTCCACCTAGGGTTTTCTCTAGGTTGGCTTGAGCACTTGTTGTTACAGATGCGGATGCTTGAGATTCAAAAATTAATAAGAAGGATGCGGTTCCGGTACATGTACCTGCCGCACTTCCAGAGCCTGAGACACTCTTTGTTAAAGATGCTGTAGCTGTAGATGTTGTCGCAACCGCAGAAGCTAATGCCGCTAACGGTACGTTTAAACTTGCAATCGCACTGGTAGTTGCTGTTGTAGATGCTGAAGCCGCAAAAGTGTAATTGACTGTTGCGGAAGCAGTTACATTACAGACCCCGGTTATCGAACCAGAGAAGCCCTTTGTAAGACCAAGTGATCCAGTAACGGACGCTGTACTACTGACAGCATTTCCAGCTAACGATACAAGTAAACCAGCACTGCCGTTAAGCGTGGCTGCGTTTAATTGACCGCCATTGAAAATCATAAAAGTCTACATGCGATTAAGCAAAAGTGATAGACAGTGAACCGGCAGGGAATGTAACTGTGTCAGACTGGTTGATAGTCTTGGCGATGGTCAAAGTGCCGTAGAACAACAAATTGCCGCCGCTGTCTGCATCATACAAACCAAAGTGAGTCACAGTACCCCAAGTTGCTGAAGGCGTTGGGAATGTCAATGCATTTGTGTTGGTTGTGTTGCCACCAGTACCTGTAGAAGCAACGCTGTCATTCTGCGTTGATTTCCAATCGGTCAGCGCTTGACTTGCACCAGCTGCAGCTTTAACTCGAGCGTAACTGCCAGCAGAAACCTCTGTGCCTCCACCAGCTTCACCGGGAGCGCCAGTAAGCAAACCAACATACAGCACAGGGTTGCTATATGTCTGACCACGAAACACATGGTCAATTAGTTTGTTCTCCAAATAGTCGGACATTGCAGACATGTTGTTTTCCTTTAAGTTGTGGAAGAAATTTGTTCACGCACAGTGAACTTGAGTAAATCGTATATCGTGTGGATAAATCCATCAAAGCTAATTTCAACTTCACCTTCATATGGTCCAGCCGGAACATTCAGAACACCTGAAGAAAAATTAAAACGAACTTGACCTGTTGTTCCGTTATTTACTTTTTCGCAAGTAATTGTTGAAAGAACAGTTTTGCTACCTACAGCTCTAAAGTAAACACGAACAACCGTAGCGGCATCTGATAAATTAATTGCCAACCCAGTTGTTGGGTCAGTCAGCGTCAACTTCACAAATGGAAGGTTGTCACCTTGAACAAGTTTTATTTTGTCGGCCATTAGATTTTCCTCATGCGTACTTGCATACCGGACCGGACATGACCACGAGAAGCTCTTTGTCTGGCGTCGTTGATCCCAGTGTTAAATGCAGCGCCATGCATTCCAGCTGCAGCTACATTCATATATGCCTTGCCGGGTGAAACCAAAAGTCTTGCTAATGCGCCATGTGCAATGGTTTCTGCATAGTCTTCAAATATTGAATCTTCACAAGTTGTTGAAGACCGAGTTGGCTTTAAAGAAATACGCAGTGTTAATCCATTTGCAACCGTGTCTTTGGAGCTTGGGTAAATGGAAAATGTACGTTCATCTTTTTGCGTGAATGACAACGGCGTCGAAATGGATGGTGCGTTATCTGGAATACTGCTGTTATAGAACGCTGGACTATTTACAAAGTCTGGCGCAATTGGTGACAACTCAGTCATCTTGAACCAGCACTTTAAAATCTTTACCACAAGCTGACCTGCTGGTGGCTCTAGATCGTAATCGCTGATGCCTGTAACAACCGTAATTGGGTCGTGATCTCTTTGAATGAAATTGCTACGACTACAAAATTCTATGACCGCATCCCTAATAGCTTGAGTTGCCACAATCTCTGGGCAACCATAGGCATCAATTAAAACCCGTGGCAAGAATGCATCATAGGAAACCATTACACACCTCCAGCCGTCAAGCCCGGCGCAGGTGAAGATCCTTTAGAGTTCAAGTCAGGTGAGTAAGCCACATCCTTCTGAGTCTTGATGCCAAGCATAGTGTTGACAATACTCAAGTAGCTATTTGCCAATGCTGCATTAGACGCATATTCAGCATCTTTAGAGTACGCTCTGTACATCACATAGTTCAGGATGACATCTAGATAAATGTCAGAGATAGACAAAGTATCACCAGCTGCAGCAACATCGGTGGGAGCTACAGAGTAAACAACTTCAAGCTTTGCAGCGGTTGTTGCTGGCGGGTATACGTAAAACAGGGTAGGGGATCTGTTGTCGTAGATGAAGTGTTTGATTTCAGCGGAACCAGTGGCTGTATGCCACATTGGATCTTGCGTGTCCAAAACTTCTCTGTCGACAATTCGAACAGATCTGCCGGGTACAGTGACAACTTGATTTGCTGCCGTGGTTCCGGTGACAGTCACGACATTTCGAACAACATCCAACAATCTAAAACCACCGGTTGGAATCGACTGCCTTGTACCTGCAATCAAAGGCATAACAAATGTAGCTACGCTTGCGTCTGGACGCATCATTGCTACAAGTTTTTGCGAGTCATTGATCCATTTGAATAGCTCAGTATCTAGCCAGCGTGTAGCATCAATATCGTTAAGAAGTATCCTTACTCTGGATGTTATGTCTGATGCAATCATTTAAAGCCTCTTTAAGTTTTCAAGCAGCTCACCGGCATACTTGTTAAATTTGAATTACCACTTAACCTTATTAGCCCAATACGCCGCAGACATCTTTCCTTTGGAGATGTTCTGAGCATGGCGAGCTTTGAATGATTCGTTCCTAGCACTTCCATCCGGAGAACCTGAGACGCCTTGCTGACCAAAACGAATCAGCTTTACTTCGTCTCCAGATTTCGCCAGTACAGCGTGAGATTTGCTTGGATGATTGGGAGTCTTCTTGGGTTTGTTGTACCCGCTAAACTCTTCAGAACCGCGCTTAATCATTTCTTTGCCGTCTTTGCTGACTGCTTAAAATCTTTATCAGTTGGAGCGCCTTTCTCTCCAACCTTTCTCATCTTTTCAGGGGTTTTACCTGCGGCTTTTTGCGCTTCGATCCGCTTTTTCTTTGCGTTAATATTTGCGTACAAGCCGTTCATGTTCAAACCTCTTGATTGGTAGTTTCTTGCTCGGAAAGCTCTTGCGCTTTTTCAGCAATAGCCTCTTTCCAGTTTTTGCGCTTTGGTTTTTCTACGGAGTCTTCTTCAGACTCTGCAACTTCTGCTTCAGGCTCAACAGCCACTGCTTGCTGCGGGACAGTTGGGTCTGCAGGAATTGGGTCACCTTCGTTGTATGGGACATACCAAGGTCTCTCCTCAATAATTCGCTCGTCAAAAACAGAAACCATTTCTGTCTTTGTGTTGATCATTAGTTTTACGGTCATATAAAAAGAAGGGAGGGGGTTATTCGCCCGCCTCCCTTTAAGTGGCAACTACAGGAGACCTGTTAATTACTTGGTAACAACTGCGGTTACCAATGCTTCTGGCTTAACTGTTTTAAAACCAAACACATTCAGACCACGCATGATGTTTCCGAATGTTGAGGTAGAGCGGAGTGTTTCCACGTTGGTGATCTGAGATGCAAAAGAGACCGCATCTTTTGTACCAGCGAGGAGAGTCCACTTGGAACTTGCGTTGTACAAGTTGTTGGATGTGTAGACCGTGAAGCGGTCGATCATGCCAATCTTGCCGTTACGCAATGGTGATGTGTCGTCACCAGTTAAGTAGGCTTGTTTCAGATCAGAGCCTTTAATCATTGCGGACATCCACGCAGGGATAACAATGAAGCGGCCATCTTCTGGAACGTTTTGCTCATCAAGCGCCTGACCCATGTTCAAGATTGTGTCCAGAACAGTAGACTTAGACAAAGTGATAGGTGCAGCAGTAGTACCCAAGTTGATGCCACCGGAGATAGCTCCAGCAGTAGCGCCTTGGTTGGCAGCAGCAGCGGTCGATGTTGCGCCAGCAACAGCAGACAGAACAGCGCTGTCAATGCCGATCTTCATCTGTTGAGCGGCGTCGCTGGTGAACATGTCCATCAGCTTAACGTCAGCCTGTGCAGCATCCACATCGTCAACAACTACTTGGAAGTACTTGCCGTAATCAACAGTCAATGTGATTGGCGTAGAGACGGGAACTTGACTGGTCAAGCTCATGCCTTTGGTGTAATCACTGATGTTGATTGTTGGGATGGTACGGATGTAAACCTTGTCGCCAGAGTTCTTGATCTCGCCTTCCCAGTCGTTGTTCGTGATCTCACTGAGAACAGTGGATTTATAGAACTTAACTTGGAGCTTGCCAGACCAGATCTCTGGTACGAAGTTAGCGCCGTATGAGTTGGTCGTTTGACCGGATACGTAGTATCCCGAGGTAGTGCTAATAGCCATTTTGAATTTCCTTCAAGATGACATCCGACTCACTTTTAGCGAATACGCTTTTCTACGTGAGCTGCATGGATGTCTGCTTCGATAGCAACCATGTCTTTGTCTGAGATCTCACCTCGTCGGGCTTTTTCATAAAAGGTCTGGATCTCTCCTCGAGTCCAAATCTTTTTACCCGGCGGCGGTGTCGATACTGTGGAAGTCGAAGGTACGACCTGTGACTCCATAGACTTAGATGCGGTTGCGGCTTGTTTTACCGACATCTCTTTCCACTTGTTGAAGAACCGTGCTGCGCGCATTGCGTCGTTATTTCTTACAGCATCGTCTAGAGAATCCTGCCTCTGGAACCCAGTCAATTCATCGTATTCACTAAGCCACTTTAAGAAACCTTCGTTCCTATTCAAGTCTTCCCAATCAGGGACTGAAGTTCTTAACCTCTCATAAAAGTCAATCTCTTGAGTCTTGGTAGAACTTGCTTCGAAACGTTCAAGCTTGGATTGCAACGCTTGGATCTCAGCATCCTTTGCAGATGCTTCTTCCCTAGCGGCACGGCGGATAAGATCCACCAGTGGCTCACCAAATTCTTGAATTTCTTCTGGCTTAACGAGCGACTCTTTGGGAGTTGCTTTGGCGGCTTTAACAGCCTCCATCTCTTTCTCGATACTTTGCAGCTTCGCGGTAAGCTCACGATTTCCAGCGTACAGTCTCGGTACCTCGGCGTTGAATTTGCCGATTAGCGCTTTGTACCTTTGTTCCCATGTGAGGTCTTCCTCTGCCGGAGGAGCATCAACTGGAGCTTGGGTTTGCGCGGGTTCCGCCGGAACAGCATCTAATTGGGCTTGTTCCTGATTGAGTGGGGGGTCGCTGGCAACGACTGCACTCTCTTCTTGTTGCTGTTGTGAAGCGCCGTTTAACTGTGCAAGTAGTTCATCAGCACGTTTTTCCGCCTCTAAGACGGCTCGTGGTAGGGACATCGTTTCTCCATATGCGTGTCGTTCGGCTATGTCTATGCCTGTCAGGTATATAGACACTTCCTTGCGGCGCGTTTGGTTTTGCCACACTGAAAGCCGTGTGGCTGGCTAAACCCCCTACGGGGGAATTACTTCAGGCGGGTAGGTTGTCGAAGCGTTGCGAGTATTTCCGCAAGCGCCTGACTTCCGCCTTGATTCCAACGAGTAAGAGTTTCATCTTTCGTCAGAGTTGTTGCGATCATTAATTCAGCATATGACTCTTTGAGCCAATCATGGAATGTTTCGAATTGTGGGTTGCCTTGCAACGAGGCAATAGCTGACAATACTTTATCGTCAGCGCGGTTCATCATCACTTACCGAAATCTTGTTGTGAGCGATAGCCGCAAACAGAGCCACCATCTTTGTAGCCTTGAGGCATCATTCCTTTAGAAGGCATTGATTTCTTAGCGGCAGATTTAACCTTGCCGCCATTCATGTAGCCTTGGGGCATCATGGGTGTTGCAGACTTTTTACCAGCCATTGGTTTTTTGTTCATCATTGCATTGCTCCATTCATGGTGTTTGCATCTACGCCGCCAGCAGGATTGCCAGCTTCGTCAACTGTCATTTCATTTCCGGGCGCGGGAAGTTGCTCTTGCTGCATCTGCATAGCCATCTGCTGTGCCGCTTGCATGGCTTGCATCTTCTCCGCCTCAAACTTAATGCGCTCTGGCTCTTTAACAATCTTGCTGGTGTCAAGCTGAAGGGAACTTGCCAACTCACGCAGCAAGTAAGCTCTGCCTTCCATTCCAACAATCTGCATATCCACAGGATTTGCTGTCGCTTGTAAGAATTCATTGCGCCGAAGCGTGATCTGCTCTTTGTGAACCAGACCCATAGCGCCTTTGGCAACCACAGAGAAGTCGCCTTTGATATAGATATCGTCGTCGTACATCATGTTATGGATATACATTCGGTGTACACAACCACTGACCACCTTATCAATCGAAGCAATCGAAGACTTGATACCCTTGGCTGCGTTGTCCATCAACATGGACAAGCCAGAGGCTGTACGACCAGCGCCAGATACGCCAGAGCTGCCATAAACATAGTTAGGTATCCCTGTAACTTCATCTGCTTGCTTTGCAAAGGCTGAATAAACGCCAAGTAAAACGTCGGCATTCATGTTGGGTTGAAAGAATTTCACGGCTGGCTGACCACCGCCCGTGCGATCTGAGGTAACTTGCCAGATCTTCCAAGGATAGATAGACGTTACGTCTTCACCGTCCGGCAAACGGTCTACAGTGACTTCAGCTTGTGGTCCACTGGCAATGCCCATGTTGTTTGCCAAAGCTCTTGCAGAGGCGTTACACATGCTCTGTACGTCACGCATTTGCTCTGGCATTGCGCCGCCCCAGAAGGAGCCGGGGATCTCGTTCCACTGAGCAATTTCGTATGGGCGCTTACCCAGCGGATCTGGATTAATTACCGCCTTGATAACGTATGGACCAATCATCCATGCGTTGATCTCGTATTCTTTATTCTCATCAATCTCTTTTTTGGGCATGCCCCAACCGATGAGTGTGTGTCCAGATACAGCGCCCCAGAACTCAATGCCCTCAATCACTGCGTCGTTGTACAGCAGACTATGGGGTTTACCCTCAAGGTTATCCCTCTCTTGGTCGCCCATAAGCCAGCTTCTCAAACCCTTGTCACCAAATCTCTCTAAGACTTGGTCGATGTTCTCATCGCTGTAACCCATCACGCCTTTCATTGATTGGATCTCGCCACGGTTCATTCGGTGACGCTCAATCAACCAACCATCGTTTGGACCTGATGAGTTGGGGGAAGGGTAGATGTCGAAGGGTGAAACCCGTGCGAACTCTCTGACCAGATCAGTCACCACGACAGGTGTAAAGTCTGGACCCCAAGTCATCGACTTACGTCGGCGAACAATGGGACCCTTTAAAATCGCACAAGGATAAGTAATGTAGTCATCAATGAAGTCATTGAAGGCTTCGTCAAACTTACCCACACTCATCTGATCATCGATCTTGTCTCGCATACGGCGAGCATTGTCTTTAGCCTCGTCACGAAGCTTGACGATGATCTCATCGTGCACTTCTTCCATCCGGGTACGAAACGCCTCTGGGTGAATGGCAGCGCCAGACTCAACATACTCCATTGCCTCAGTTCTAACCAAGTCAATGATGGACGCTTTGATCTCTGGTGGAATGTTTGGCTCGTTCTTAGGAACCAAATCAAATGGACGGTCGCCATTGACGGTCATCACATCTTTGATCCACGCAGAAGCTGCACGGCACTTAATGTCCGTTAAGCGCATGTAGATGTCTGATCCGCCAGTCTTGTTGATCTCAATTGCTTTGTCTGGGTCGTAGACACCACGGCGCTGACGCTCGCATTGAAGAAGTCGCTCTGTGATAGTTTGCTTTGCAAACTTGGCTCTGTCCCAGCACTGATGGATGTAAGCAGCTAGTTCGCTTTCGACAAACTCAAAGCCTTCACCACCGGGGGTTTGCGCTGATACGTCAACCTCCACTGGAGGTCTAGCAATGACTATGCTCATGTCCAACCTTTATTGTTAGCCGTCTTGATTGCTCTGGCTCGTTGTGGGTTTAAGCCCGACCTCATCTTTAGACACGCATACTGAAGCGCATCTTGTATGTGAGAGCTATCATCTTTAATCGGGCGATCCCTGAACCTTGCAGGTCCACTTGTCTTGATCCGCTCATAGCGGTAACGCCCATTGAAACCACGGCGAAGCTCTCGGCAGCTGGGGTCTAACAAGAATCCCGGCATACCGTCCGCCATGCGAGTGAGGAAGTACGCCACCGATTCACGGCGCGGTATCCAATCATTTGTGTTCGCTGGCTCCGAAGGAATACCAGCTTCAAGCAACTCCATAAAGCAAGTACGCTCGTCCGTCTGCGCTCTGATTGAGCCAGCAGGATCGCCAACAGAAAACCTCTGAAAGCCACTGAACTCATTCATCAGTACAGGCTTGACGATGTCGTTGGCAAACTGCCTGATACCCATGTCTTGTGACACAAGCTCACGCAAAATAACGAACTGCCCCCGTGGGGTCATCTGACAGATAACACATGCTGGGGTTAACCCGAAGTCCCAACCAAGAATGATTGGCAGTCCCCGTATGGGTTCTATCTTTTCTTTGGCTACATGGATCTTGTCGTTGAACTCCGGATACACATGCTTGCCGTCTGATGTTGTGCCGTAGTTCCCAAGCAGGAAAACATTTACCCAGTCTTCGGTTTTCGCGCCGATCTGGTTGAGGTAGTACTGGTGACCACCGGGGAGGTTGTCGATGTTTTCTGCGTCCGGGTTCGGCTTGTACTCTTCGCCTTCTTTGTAGAGTCCACCGGCTTGGCGGAAGAACTTCCAACCCTTGGGGGTCTCTTCCTCGGCAATTTTGTACCACCAGCTGTCGTCGTCTGGGGGGTTTGTATCAAGGATGACGCCACTCCAGCTAGGACCTCCCTTGATTTTGGAGGGGTAGCGTCCGACACGCTGGGTGACCATGTCAAAAATTTCTTTAGGAATCTCAGAAGCCTCATTGATCCACGCTCCGGTTAACTCAAGTGATCTGAGCTTTCCCGTCTCTGACGCTTTATCTAGCGCCAAGAACAATACTTCAAGCTCAAGCGATGTCCCATCCCCCAAATCATCAATGATCATTGTTGATGTAATGGGCGTATCCCACTTCACGGGAGCTACGTTAGATGGAAACCATGTCTCCCAAGTCTTAATAGTCGTGGACTTAAGCTCTGGATATGTGTTCCTGATGACTGCCCAGCGGCTGCGGCGCACTCCGTCGTACCAAGGCTCTTGCCTTAAGGCTCTTGCGACGATCTCAACACAGCAAGAAGAAGACTTACCGGAGCCAACTGGCCCCATCAAACCCCGTACAAAGCCGTTATGGGCGTGAAAAAGCCCAGCTTGAGGTCCAGGTGGGTCATACGAGATTAACTCGCCAGAGGTCTCGACCGCTTCAGTCACTTGTTTTAGGTACGTTGAGGTTAAAAGTAATACCCTGTGCGCCCGTATCCAACTTCAAATCACTCAGATTAGGCAAAGACTTGTCTAAAAGTATCTTTGCAGCAGAGATCTGCGTTGGTGACAACGTCAATTTCCCATCAATGTGACCAGAAAGCTTGTTGATCAAGTGAGCAACTTGGATTTTCTTCCTCGTATCCTCATCATGTCGGATCTTTCGAATACGTGCAGCCATGTATTTACCCCTGTTTAACCCCTTTTCAGTAGCGCAGCTACAAAGAGCGAGCGCAAATAAAAAAAGCCAACTCGTAAGTCAGCTTTTTCTTGGGAATATTTGTTCAATTTAGCGAAAATGTACCAATACTGTTTGATTTATGCTAGTACTATCCCTAGTATATAAACTATAAGCACCACTATTGTGCATTCTCGGTACTCTATTAGAGATAGATAGCTATCTTGCAAGCGGAACAAGGTCCGCTTGCTAGTAAACCCCACAAAAAAATTAAAAACTAGGCTGGTTAACACCCGGGGGGTAGATCACAAGGGTCCATAGGGAGAAGTGCGTTCGTAGAAGTAATACGTTGTTGCTTGACTCCCCGGTAGTTGACTGCCGTGGTCCATATGGGGGTGCCCACATTGATCGCCCACTACTGTATCCCCCTGCCTACACATCACTAATCCGTGAACCCGCCTGTATCTACGTGTGTTTGTAGGTATATGTGCGAATTTATTGCGATCTTTAGCTTCTATCTACGGAGTAACAGGGATCTTCCCTCCCTAACGAGGAGGGAATTCACCCTTCTTGGCAAGTTAACACCCGTCTGTGTTGTGTTGTCTCAACCCTTGATTTATATACCTTTTTAGGAGCTGACTATGTCAACAAACCGCATACCTTTCGTGTTCAGAACAATGTTCTTCGTAGCCGATGTACTAAGCATATCGGTGATTGCTATAGCTCTGTACTCATACGTCTTTCAAGTTGTAGATGAGTATGGATACGCAATGGATGGTGTTGCAACTATTGCGGTAATTCTTGCAGGAATCTTTGGTTTAGTTGCCAACAGGTTTAACCGCAAGGAAGCCATGCACATGCATAGGTAAGGCTTCCTCTCTCGCTCGCTAGTCTCCTGCCCCCCTCGATGAGGGGGCAGTCGCCTTCTCTCGTGTATTTATTTAACTTTAATCATTTCCTCTAAGGAGTTAGTCATGTCTCTCACAGTAGATTTCAAACCAGCATCGCAAGCCACTTTACGTCTCATGGAGACGCTTGGCATCACAGAAGTACCTCAGTCACAGACTGAAGCATCTCAGATGATTTACAACAAGCAAGTACAGCTTGCTACTCGCATACCTACAAAAGCACAGACAGCAGCTGTCTATGCGATAGGTACTAATCCAGAAACTAAGGAACGTATGACTAGCTGGGTAGGTCGTGATCTACCCGGCATTCGTCATCGTGAGATTAGTTTCCAGATCGAGTTGCTGAACCATCTTGCAAAGATGGAGTTGGCAACTACACAGGCAGAAGTTAACAGCCATGCTGTGGCATTGATTAGCTGTGTCAAGACACGACTGACTAAGTCAGTCAAGGGTGCAGAGCCTGTGAAGTTCTCTACACCAGAAGCGGAAGACGCTCCTATCTAAGACCTTAATTTGCTACCAGTAGTGCGGTAGCTAACCCATACCTTGGTATGCCAGTAGATGCTGGTGTACCAAGGTTTTTTCTTTTGTTAACTCACTCTCGAATCATTATTTACACGCAAGGATTTAACTATGACTGAAGCAAGATCAAAATTTCTCGCAGATGAAAACAAGTTCTTGAGAACTTGGGTTAGGGAACTAATACAAGAGAGAGACTCATTACGCCAAGAACTATTTGATATCAAAGACGATCTCATGTTTCCTGTTAAGCGTACATCTAGGGCTGTATCTATTCCTTATGAGATAGAAGACATACCTTTCTAAGGGGGAAAGCGTGGTGCTTGATTGGTTTCGGGCTTTTACCACGCTAACCAATACCTATTTGCATTTAGTTTCACTCTCGTATCACTATTTACACGAAGGAATATGTATGGACTCAAGCATTAAGCAACGCTGGGTCAGAGCATTACGCTCTGGCAAATACAAACAAGTAAGTGGTCAACTTAGAACCGAAGATGGCTTCTGCTGTCTAGGCGTTCTCTGCGATGTTTACAACAAAAACAATTGGACTATCGCTGCTGATGAATATCTTGGCGATGAACACCAAGAGTGGCACTACATAGGCAACAAGGGAATGTATCAATCCATCATGAAGGATGTCTTGCCTTATGAAGTTGTTGAAGCTACTGGTTTAGATAAACAAAATCCAGAAGTGCCTTACGGCATAGATGGAGGCATGTCTTCTCTTGCCGTCATCAACGACAGTGGCGCTAGCTTTGCACAGATAGCTGACCTCATCGAGACACACCTTTAACAAAGTATCAGGGTTTATTCCAATATAAACTTAACTTTTAAATTATTAGTATTGCTATTATGTCAACACCAACGCAACAATTAAACACCATGCAAGCACTAGATCTGCACCTCATGTCCCTGATCCAGCACCTCAGTCGCAGCCAGTTGGTTCGACTCGGTGACCTGATCAACAAAGCAACAGGCACTCATGAAGTTATCACCATCAACGAGATGGATGTCAAGGAATACCTTGCCGAACAGAACGTTGCTATGCCTAGCAAAGAGTCCATTCAACAAGCATGTGAGTACATCAGCCAGCGTAGTTCTTACCAAGATACGCAATGGTATGCGCACATACAAGACGCAGCTGAACACGCATTAGGTTTAGAGGAGGTTCACCATGACTAATCAGCAGTTGATAGATGTCATGCGGATTGCGAAACATCACCTTGATCACGAGTACCTACATCTTGGAATGTTAACCCTAGGCGAACTGCTTAAACAAGACTTGAGCTTTACTGACGAGCAACTTGATGAGCTTAAGCAAAAGATCAATCGAAATCTCTCCAATGCAGAGGTAACACAACATGACTAATCAAGAGATGTACTTCGAGTACTTAGACGATCTCCGCGAAAGCGGAGTGACCAACATGTGGGGAGCAGGGGCGTACCTTGAAGACGCCTTCAGCCTACCCCGCAGAGTAGCAAGAGACGTTCTCCTTAACTGGATGAACACATACAACCAACGGCACCCACAAGGAGAAACACAATGAAAGCATTCTTCATAGACCCATTCAACCGGACAGTCAAAGAGATTGACTACAACGGTGACTTCCGTGAGATCAGCAGACTGCTGGCATGCGACATGTTCACATGCGCAACCTTCAACAACAAACAAGATACCTTTTACGTTGATGACGAGGGTTTGTTCAGAGCAAACAGGATGTTCTTTGAACATCACGGTTATCCACAACCCTTATGTGGATTCGGGTTAGTACTAGGTAATACGCCATCAGGTGATTCATGTGAACCCACGGTAACGCTCGAAGAACTAGAGCGTGATCTCAAGTGGTACTCAGAGTTCACGGTCGGTCTGTCCGGCGCGGTCTATTAATAAAGAAGGGTGGGAGTAATTATGTTGAAAGATGCACAAAAACCATATGCTCGTTTGCTTATTCAAAAGCTAAAAGAGTGTGGAATCAAAGAAGTTGTTGTTACCTTTGATGGAAGCGGAGACTCCGGGCAAATCGAAGAGGTTAGCTATGGATCAATGGACAAGCCGGACGCTTTTGTTGAATGGGTTGAAATTGATTCAACTTGGATAGATGGAAGTTGGGTTGAAAAAAACGAAGTTAAAAAGATTGATATACACAGCGCCTTAGAAAACTTCTGTTACGAAGCCTTGGAAGATGCTGGCATCGATTGGTACAACAACGATGGCGGATACGGGGAACTTCGAATCAACCTAGATCCAATCGAGATTAACTTAGAAGTTAGTACAAGATACACAGAAACTTTTACAAGTTCTTTGGGATTTGACGAGAACTTAGAAGAGGTTGAATGATGCACCCACACCATCACTCAATGACTACTGTCAAACAGTACGGCGGCAAACCTGAAGACTACGCCGCTATTCATGATTGGTTTGACGCAACCAAAGAACAGTTTGCTGATGCAAGACATCGTGCATTACGCCATCACTCTCAGGGAATCTTTGAATGCGAACGAATCTTCGGTCGTGTGATTGTCAATTCAGATGGCAAAGAAGTACCAGTCAGATACATCGGTGAGCAGCATGTCAAAGAAGACTGTGGTGGTCGCATACCAACCGTTGCTGATTGGTTCCGCAACATCAAGTTGGAAACATGGATGAACCGTGGCTACAGGATTAATGCATCAGGTGAATAAGTCTGGCACATGCGTGAAATGAAACCAACTGAAACGGCAACGGGAATGTGCCTAGTCGTGACAGCCGGGAGAGACCGGCGCTTAACTTAAGGATCAATATGAAATACCAAACACATAACGAGACAGAAGTAGACACCAACATGTCTCATCTCCAAGGTTATATCACCGCAGATTACGAAGAACTTGTTGATGCATTCGGTCCGCCAATGCGATACGGCTTCGATGACTACAAGGTAGATGCCGAGTGGCACATCTCATTTGCAGATGGCAGCGTAGCTTCTATCTATAACTGGAAGAACGGCAGGAACTACATGGGTACACAAGGTATGGATGTACAAGACATACGTGAGTGGCATGTCGGTGGCTTCTCAAAGATCACCTTGTTTCGGTTGGCTGAAGTATTAAACAAGCAGACTGTTCAAGCAGCAGCTTAATCATGTTAGATCTATTCACTTGGTTCAAAGACATCTTCCGCACACCATCAGCTATTGAACTTGCATGTAAAGAATTAGATGAGGCTGAGAAGCAGCATCTGTCTCTCAATAACACCCGTGAATACGTTGCAGGAATGTTGTCTTACCGAGAAGCTCAGATCAAAAGGCTTCGTATCTACATAGCAAACCACAGGAGTGAAGATGTACAGCTATGAATTTCGTGGACGTAAACCCAGTGCATCACAGGTTTACAAGATGGTCATGCATGCAGCCAAGTCTGGGCATGAAAAGATCGAGATCATGTGGGGTGAAAACGCCATTGATCTTGAGTATGCACATGGCAAATGGCATGGCTTTGGCTGGATCAAAGACATATCAGGTAACGACATGGCGCTATCAGTAGAAGCAACTCTTAGAGAGTTTGCTTAGAAGTTCTCTCTCTGCCCCCTCGATGAGGGGCAGATCGTTCTCTCATTTACTTAAGGAGGTTACGTGGATAGATGGCAGGAACATGTTCGCTCAGAGATTAACTTAGCTGATGCAGACCCATACAGATTACTAGACATCATGCATAGCCTGACATCAATGGACTCACATGAGCTTATCCCTATGGATATCTCTGTTGATTTATTTGATCTTATTGCTTTACGAAACGAATGAAACTTTTAACTCGGGCTAACACAAAGATTATCAAAGGTAAACGCAGAGGGTTCTCAACAAACATTCTGCACCTTGCGCCAGCAAAACTATCAGGGTACGAGACATGCGGTGGTCGCTCAGAACAATGCACCATCTACTGTCTCAACAAGGCTGGTCGCGGTAAGTTTGACCGCACACAACAAGCTCGCATCAGGAAGACTAAGTGGTTCTTTGAATCACGACTCACATTCATGGCTCAGTTAGTTAAGGATATTACGTCAGCTATCAGGTACGCCAATGCGCATGACCTTGTAGTTGCCATCAGACTTAACGGCACATCAGATATCCCGTGGGAATCAATCAAGAGCGGTGCATTTAAAAACATCATGGCACGGTTCCCTAACGTGCAGTTCTATGACTACACAAAGGTAGCTGGCAGGAAAAACATTCCGTCTAACTATCACCTTACCTTTAGCGCATCGGAATCAAATCAATCTCAGGTAACACAAGCAATTGCTAACGGTATGAACGTAGCTGTTGTCTTCGATCAGATTCCAGATAGCTATATGGGATTACCCGTCATTGATGGCGATGAGGATGATCTCAGATTCCTTGACCCAAAGGGTCACATCGTCGGACTCAAAGCAAAAGGTCCAGCAATCAAGTCAACGTCAACATTCATTGTAAGGAACAACAATGCAATCAGAAGCATTAGAGACTTTGGTCAACAACCATTACAAAGGTTTGATCGCAGCCATAGCCTCGCACATTCAAGACAAGGTGGAAACCAACATCAGGGACTGGCTGTCTAACGAGTTCAAGAACCAGCTTGAGCATCATCAAGTGTTAACTGCTGATAAATATGACAGTAAATCAGATGCGGAAATTTCAGATTACTTAGATCGCAACGATTACATCAATGAGAACAACATTGATAGATACATCGAATCATACATCGAGAGCAGCGAAATAGTTACACAAGACAGCCTCAATGATTCTATTAATGAATGGATGAGTAACAACTTTGACATCAAAGATTACGACATCGATGACACCATCACAGACGCAGTTAGGTCTTTAAGTTTCACAGTAGAAGTTAATTAATAAAGGAATAAATATGAACGCCGTTACCCAACTTGAACAAGCTGCGGTAACGTCCGCCTATAAGGTAGACGTTAGCCAAGGTTCCCGCGATGGTCGTGTCTCATCACAGTGGTTCAACCGCCCAGATGATCAGCGATTCCTTAACCTCGATGACTTGGCAGCACATGTCAAGGCTCGCTCAGATGCCGCAGTGCAAACCATTGTGGATGTAGATCACATCCGTGTTCATGCCAGCATGAATGATCCAGAGAAACTCAGCCTTGAGTACCACGGTATGGAGGTGGAGCCTACACACTGGGCTTTCGGTCAGCTGTCTAGCCTAGCCGGAGCGCCAGCTGGTTACTTGCGTAAGCTTCCCGCTACTGTAGCCGGTATCAACTTGCAGTATGGGTTGCAGAACCTGCGCAGTGAGAACGCCAAGCTTTACTACAACGAGAACCAATTACTTGCTGCCACTGGCACTGAGTATGGTCGTGTCCATGACTATGAGTTAGTCGAAGCTGTTCAGCGTATCGCTGGCAATGGGGTAGGGGATACCCGCTGGAAAGTACCGGGCGTCATCGACTGGAACACCAGCATGTACAACCCGTTCGTTAACCCAACCAAAGATACAACCACACTGTATGCCTCAGACCGTGATGTCTTCATGTTCTTGGTGGATGACACACACCCCATCGAGATTGGCAAACTCAAGAATGGTGAGCCTGACTTGATGTTCCGTGGATTCTATGTCTGGAACTCTGAGGTAGGTAGCAAGACGCTTGGCATCAGTACGTTCATGTTGCGTGGCGTATGTGCAAACCGCAACATCTGGGGTCAGCAAGACAAGCAGAGCATGACTATTCGTCACAGCAAGAATGCACCACAGCGTTTTGCTTCGGAGGTTGGACCTGCATTGATTGAGTACTCCAATCAATCTACCCTTGGCGTAATCACCAGTATCAACCAAGCCAAGTCAACCATCGTTGCAACCAATGACGATGAACGCTTCCAATGGCTGGGCAAACAAGGCTTCAATGCCAAGCAAGCCAAGCGAATCATTGACACAGTGATTCAAGAGGAAGACACCAAGCCTCGCTCAGTCTGGGACTTTGTCCAAGGCGTGACTGCTGTTGCTCGCAACATCAAGCATACAGATGACCGCCTCGACATGGAGAAGTTGGGCGGCAAGTTAATGGACAAGGCTATTCACTAAACCAAAGGGGAGCTTCGGCTCCCCGCAAAGGGGGATATATGAAACGTAAACGTTGGAAGTACAAAGTTTACTTCAGGGGTTCTGTTATTAAAACATTTACCTCTCGCAAAGCTGCTCGTCATTTCATGGAACATGCAAATGAATTTGATTTGCCACTTGCTATGCCTTGGGAAACAAGATCAGAGTTATTAATGATTGGAGAATTGAAATGAGTAATGCACAGGTTAAGTTTGCTCCAAAGACAGGCGTGTATTGGTTTGACTTTGCGACTTGGACTTTAAAGCAAGGCGATAAGTACAAAGAGTCAACAACAAATCATGTCGTGTATCAAGCAGCAGAAAAAGAATACAAAGCATATCTGAAATTGCAGAAGAAGATCAGCAAACTTCTTGAAGATAACTCAGTGCATGAGATACCAACAATCCTAAAGATGGATGACACTAAAGTATTTCAAATGGTTCATGAGATCTACAAGGATGGAGGGTTACATACCCCCGAAGAATTAGAAGTTGAGGGTGTTGGCGATGGGTTTGCAATTTACTTTAAGAATGTTGCCGGTGAATATATAGATGCAGAGGGTAACTTTCTGTGGTTCGAAACTGAACTCGAAGCTGAACAATATATCAAGGAGATTGGTAATGTATGAACAATTAATTGAAGCATCAACCGCTTTTTATGAATGGGAAGAACTTAGGTACAGCGGGAACTCACCACTTAGTGATGATGACAAACAGATATGGATGCAGGGTTATGTGTATGCATCTGAATTATTGAAACATAAGAACAGTCTTGCAGACACGAGAACACCTGATGAACTGTATAACTTTCTTGATGACAATGGTATTGAATACGAATTTGTTGAACAGTTTGAAGGCGTCAGAATATTAAGCATAGAGGTAGCTGAAATTGAGGAGGAGCAAGATGATTGAAGAAACAATTGAGTGGGAAGACATGGTCCAAGCGCATAAGTGGAATGCTTTACACAATGCTGCATCAGACATGGTGAAGCTTGGTGGTGGCTTTGCTTCTGCTTTAGCTAGCGCTTGGTATAAGGCTGACAAAGCTAACAAGAGAAAGATCGAAAACGAATTCTCTGATCTGTTCTTTCAGTACATGGATGTTGGTGACAGAGCTTGGTTCGGTAGCTCAATACATTAAGGAAAAACCAAAATGAAATTGTTTGTGATTTTTGGTGATATCTTTTTCACCGATGACGAGGCGTTGGTCCGCTCGGTGAGTAAGGCAGGTTTCTTCGAGGAAGATGACATCGAAGACATAGCAGATGGTGGAGACTGGATAACACCGCACTACTACAACGGCAAGATTATTTTTGCTAAATATCAAGAGGAGAAATGGAGATGACACCCGAAGATATTAAAAAAAAGTACGGCGAGGAGGCACTTAATATGTTGTATGACGATCTACTAGATTATCCAGTACATGAACTAGCCAACGCCATACTTGGATACAAAACAGAAAAACAAATAAGCAGGTGGATTGCAGAATTAAGAGCTGAGATGGAGGAATAACAGCATGAAATACAAAGCATCAGTTAGATATATGACTTACTGCAACGTAGAAGTTGAAGCAGACAACGAAAGCGATGCATATGAAAAAGCTTTTCGAGCAAGGATGGAAGAAAATACTAATCATCGACATGAGGGATTCGAAGTAACAAACGTTGAATTAACAGATGATAACTTTACCGAAGATCAGCGTGTATTTATGACAGCTTTTCAGAGCTGCGTAGGTAACGTCCCTTCTGATGTACTTAAACAATTCGTACTTCTTGAAGATGACAATGACTTTAAAGATATGGAATATTACGGAAGCCTTGCTGATGCAAGAAGCTTATGGGAATCAGCAAGAATACATTTTCAAAAGGAAACAACATGAAAAACTTACAGAAATTTTTAGAGAGAGAGAACTCATGGATCAAAACTACACAGGGTATCTGGAAGAAAACAGGTCCAGCCTTGTACGAAATTGAAACAGCAGAGGGTAGACAGCGTGTTGCCGATTCAATTGATAGCCAGTTAAGCCCAGAGAATCTTACTTGTGATGGCGAGTTGCCAGTTCGGGAGATCAATGCAAGGTACAAGTACCTGACTGCTGCTGCTGCTGATCTGCGCAAGCTAGATCCAACTGTCAAGTTCTGGGAGTACAGCGATGAAACTTACTAAGGCACAGCAACAGGCTCTTAAGCGGGTCTGGTTACGTGGGAGTGAGAAGACATACCTCCAGTTCCGTCGCGGCGTGGCGATGGGATCAGGCTGTATCATGGTTCACTGGTGCAACATGTGGCTTGGCATCGAGCCAGATGGGTATACCCATTCTTAAATCATGAATATACAGGGATAGCCTTCGGGCTATCTCCTGTATTAAAAATTCCTGAACGGGCGACTCATTATTTACACGCGCCAATTACAAAATATCTTTGAGCATGGTCATGTAGACTGGAGTCTTATCCCCCATGTATGCGCCTTCAATGTTGTACTCGTAATACTCTGCCGCCTCTTGATAACTCATCTCTTTGTTTAAGATTTCAATAATCTTGTAGCTATCGTAGACGGCAACCAGTCCAGTGTTTTTGTAGACAAGCCCAACAATTGCTTCGTCAAACTTCTCTTCATCTAGTAGCAAGATCTCTGGATTCTCATCAGCCAACTGATCTCTTATCGTCATGCCTTTACCCTCCCTGACTCTAGCCATTCCCACAAATCATCAAGCGCACGAAGCATCTGCCTCTCCATCGAGTGAGCAAACGATGACCTTAACTTAAATGCCTTGTAGTTAGTTAACCCAACCTCGGCTGCACATTTACGCACACTGGCTGCAGTCAAGATCTTTTGCACATCCTGCTTTGTCAAGTTGTTCTTTACAGCATCAGGGTTACGCACTAGTTGTTCAGCTAGTTGTTGAGCGCATACCTTCCGCTCATTCTTGTCGCCGTAAGTTAAGTAGATCCATAACTGTTGATCCATTGGCATCCTATCTATCTTGCCAAAGATCATTCCAGCCTGTGCATGAAAGTCGTATGCAGATAAACTGTTTTCATTACGAACTTTCATCTTATCTTTCGACATGAATACACCTGATGGTGTAGAGATGATTGGTTTGTTTCGCATACGGAATGCAAATCGGAGTGCTGCTTCTGGTGAGGAGAACATTACATTTCCTCCATGCAAACATACAAACTATCTTCCTCAGACCAGAGCTTCACAATGTGACAGTCGCATACCTGTGTATCGTCAAGGTAAAGCCAACGATTGAGTGAGTCCAAGACAATCTTGACAACGTTATCAACGTCCGGTTTCTTTGGTGGGATCTGCTGGTGAATAGCAAGATCTTTATCTTTCTTGGACCATGACTTTGGAATCTTGTAGTAAGCCACGATACGGGCTCTAACGCAGCCTTCCCAAGGCTTTTGCCCAGCCATGAGGGGTAACACTACATCCCTTATCAATGACTCGTATGAGCGTGTTAGCTGTGGGGTAATTGCAACCCCTGTCTTCTTTACAAAGTGGGGTCTACCTTTACCAATTACTTTCCCCGGAATAACAAATTCAATCTTCCGTGGTGCGGCGAGGTGGGCGGTAGTCGTAGCACCGCTCGATAGGAGCCGCTCGGTAGAGCTCACAGCGGCGGACAATTTTAAGTTGGTCGTATCGTTCATAGTAATGTCTGCATCCTTCGCAAGTTAAGCCCCGTATGCTTTTCTTTCCATCCGCTCGTTCGCTTGATGGGTTCTCCATACTTCAATCTCCAATTCAATTCGTTTGATTTCAAAGCGCTGGAGTTCTTCAGCCTCCACTGCATCCCTTAATACTTCCAGATGTTTGATGTACTCCGGTCGTGAGTAAGACTCACGCTCCTGCGCAGACACGCTAGTGAATCCCTTGCGCTCTGCATCTTTCAGAAGCAGACTTAACAAACTCTTTTTGTATTCTTCTAAGTACACGCGATGAGACTTAGCTTGACTGTAGGGAGCTCCCTTCATCCGGTATTCGTACAGTAATTTTTCAATGTCATGCATGTGTAGCTCCTTGTAAAACTGTTAACAAATCTTCAATAGAACCAAGGTGCTGTTGCAGCACACTGTGGCGTGGTCCGTAACCAAAGTCCTCTACTGTTTTGATCCGGCGAAACTTATCTTTAGAGATAGCGCCAGTTAACCTGACACTTGCAGGTCCAGTCACTGCTGCACCAACAAGAATGTCAGCCCTGACATCATCAATGTCATCAACGTACAGTCTGTTGTTGCTGCCGTAATCTTTTGATAGCGTCTTGACTTGAATCCTTTTGTCTGAATGCCTGATGTCTGAGCCATCGTCACCATAGAAAAGCAAGTCAACATGAAATGGAATACCTAATACTTTGCACAAGCCTGACTCACCCATCAACCCAATCAGATGAAGTGCATAGTCATCAATGTCTGTGGTGTACTTTTTGTTTCGCAGTTGATTTAGTTTCTTGGTCTCATAGATCAATGATGCGTAATGCAAGATCGTGTGCATCTCTGGTGCTGTGAAAATAACTTTCATTTCAACCCCAGCAATCCCTGCTTCCACATCTCTATCTGTGTGCGGCAGATAGCAGTCAAGATGTAGTCACGCTTTTCTTCTTTGTTCATGCGTGTACCAGTGTCATACTTGGTATGACAGGAGTAGCACAGCCACGCTGTCATACAGTCATGAGCCTTGTGCCCCATGCCTTTGTCATGCTCTTGCAAATTGCTATGCGCTGCCACAACAGTGCCATCATCTGCAAAGCACATGACACAGCGCTGCCCCTTGGCAAGCTTGAGTAACTTGTCGCTTC